ATAAGCTAGTAAGACCAGTAGACCTGTATAACAATAAAGGAGTCAAATTATACTCTATATCGTTAAATGATTAGTCTGTAGTTCCTAATATCATATTAGGAGAAAGGTAGGATAAAACAGATAGACCTGCTATTAGACCTAGTAATTGGTTATCAATGACTTATGTTAATGATAAAGGTAAACTAATAGAAGGTAAATTCCCTATATTCTACCCGTATATTAAGATAAATGATGGCTTAGGGCGTACTCCAGCTAATTATCATGTATACTCTCTTATAGGTTATAAACAAGCAGCTGATCCAGAAACCAGACGTTTAAATTATATACCTATCTATGGATTAGTATCTAAGAAAGGATACAAATACAGAGGACATACTGTAGTAGAATACGGTAAAGAATCTCAATTTGATTTTAATAAAGAAAGTGTATGGGATTACACTGAAGCTTTACAAAATCAGGAAGCATTAGCTGATATGGCAGATGATTATAGCAAACCTAACTGGTAGAATTCTGATATTCATTTGATTACAGATCTTCCTCCATATTAGAATATGAATTATGCTAAAGAGCAATAGGATATGAAATTTGAATGGGATCAGGATGATAAAGATGATAATGAACAAGGTGTAGTACTTAGCGAAGCTGAAGAAAGTAAAGAAGACTCTAAAAATCTTCTTTAGTTAGAGGCTGATCTTTTGTATAAGATGAAGGAATACCTGACCGAATTAAGCAAAGATAATACAGATTTAGCATCTAGTATAGATGATAAAATGGAAGAATTTACTCAATTGTTACGTAAAGAAAATCCAACTACTCCAGAAGAAGTGGAAGGTTTGATTAACAAATTTATATGTAATTTATAATATGAATAAATATTGTCCAAATAAAAATCTTCCCGAATGGAAGGAGTTAGTAAAGGTAGTAGGTGAAAATAAAGCCTACTACCTTTGGGATTAGAATAAAGGTAATAGTTTAGATAAAGCTCCTAATGGAGAGGATTCTAAGCTATTTTCAGACCTTTTAAGCTAGTTTGATAATAATCGTGAACAAGCTATCCTAGCAAAGGCTGAAATCTTTACAGAAGCTTTTAAAACACAATTATCAGATGAATTATCTAAACAAGTAGATGAAAATGGTGAGCTGTTAATTAAAGCTTACAATAAAAGAAATGAAGTTAAACAGGATACTTCTAACACTTTATTGGAATAGTTAGGAGAATTTGCGGATACTGTGGATGTAGTAAACTTCTTTATTAATCACAATGATGTAAAATCTCAAACTAAAGAACTTCTTAAGAAATTAAACAAAGCCAATAGACCATTTATTATCCGTGAAGGTCGTAAAGAAGGAGGAGTAAGAGCGTCATCTGGAGCTGCGTTATATTTGTATACAGATATTATTAAATCATCAACTACACAACAGAGTGCTGAAGACGTTGCACACGAGATGCTACATATATACTTAATGAAAGAATATGAAAATAACCCTGAATTCAAAACTACATTAGATACTTTACAAGAAAAATATAAGCAAAAATTAGGTAGTGAATGGTATGGATTAGGGGATGACGATAGGAGTGATGAATTTCTAAATGAATTTCTATCCAATTCATCTTTTAGAAGTGAATTAGAGAAACACGACAAAAACTTATTTCAACGTATATGGGAAGCGATATCTGGTGTAATTAAAGAGTTCTTTGGTAAAAATAATAACAGATTACCAAAAGATTTATTAGAATTGTAGACGTATACTATAAATTTGTTAAATAAAGTAAACTAGGGTGAAATAAGTATATACAGTATTAATGAATTTAAAGAAACGTACACAGGAAAAGAATTTAACAAGTTAGATAACAATCAATAGAAGTAGATAGACAAATTATATGATAAAATACAAAAAGGATTAAAAGATAGATTAAACGCAATTAAACATTATAATGTAAAAAATCCTAAAGTATGGAACCAAATATCTACTATTATATCACAATTGTCTAAATCTGAAACTGAACAAGGTATACTACAATTCGTACAGCATGTAAGTGATACTATAGAAGATAGTATTAAATTCTTATCTAAATCAATAGGTGATATTAATGCTAAACAAATTAGACAGCTATCTAATGACTATTTAGGATTCTATAAACCTCTTATTGATTAGATACAATACGCAGTAGATACTACTGATATATTCAAAGAATTACCTGAGTACCCAACAATAAAGTAGAATATCGCGAATATAGCTTAGCAATTAACTATAGTAAACAATAGATTTACTAATGTACTTAAAGAGAAAGGATACCAATTTCTACAAGAATACCTACAATCTAGAGCTGTACCACAAGATTATATAGATAAAGTATTAGCATGGTTAGACGATCCTAAACATGATACTAATATATTTATGAATTGGTTTGGTATGGCTACCAATAGTGATAACATGGTACTACAAACTATAGCTAATATGCTATAGAATACTGTTAATAAGACAGATAGAGAAACATTAGAAGTAGGTACTGAATTAGTTAAATAGCTGAATAAAGTAAAGGAGAAATACGGTAATGACGTTCAAAAATTACTATATGAGAAGTATGACGACGGTACATATACTGGGTTAAAGGTTACTCCTATCAATAAAGGACAATTCAAAAGAGATTAGAAGGAATATCTAAATAATTTATCTAGTAAATTAGGAATACAAAAAGATGAGCATGACCAATACATAATGCCTGATGATGAAGATATTCAAAGAAAATGGTTTGATGGAGTTAATAAATTCTACTCTGATAGAGCTAATAGAAAGTATAAGCCAGAGTATTATTCAACTAGAAATAAAATGCTTTCTATGAAAACTAGGGATGCTATAAATGAGATTAATAACTATATTAATACTATAGTAGATCCTATTACAGTAGATGGAGTAGAATATGATAACTTATTATCAGAATCTGAATATAATTCATTAATTAGTTTACGTAGACAAAAAGCTCTACTATCTAATAGATATAATCTAGATGGTAGTATAAAAACAGGGGATGATTTAATCATAGCTAACGAGTTGCATTCCTTTAATGAAATAGTTCAATAGCATGTAAAGTATAAAACAGATAAAGAAAGCTATAATAGAGATAGAGCAAAAGTAGTAGCTAAGTATGGTGAAGGATCTACTCAACTACAATTATGGGAATCAAGAAATTTAAAGAAATAGTACACTTAGGAATTCTACGATGAGTTAGATAGTTTAGGTAAAGTAGAACAATCTGAAGAATACAAAGAAGCTATAAAGAAACGTAGAGAATTCCAATAGCTATTTAAAGATCCTCGTACTGGTAAGATAGATTCTAATTTAATGTCAGATTCTGAAAAAAGGGAACTATTGAAATTAGATTAGGATATAGCTAATTTATATACTTGGACAGAATAGATTGACACGGATAAGAAATTTAGTGATATAGCTGAAGTAGTTCCAACAGAACAGTACTATAAAGATAGCTAGAATGCTAGAGAAGCTGGTACAGAAGCTTATAACGATTGGTTTAATAATAATCATTATGAAGACGGTAGAGGTCGTATGCATCCAGCTTCATATTATACAGAATTAAAACCAAAAGATGAATTATTAGAAAAGTATACAGAGTATGCTCCAATAAGTAGATACTCTACTATAGATAGGCAATCAGATTGGTTTAATAAGGACTGGGATCCAGCTGGTCCTACTGTATAGCCTAATAAGAAATATTATGACAATAGTAAAGCATATAAAGAAATAGTAGATAAACCTGAATTAAAGAAATTATATGACGATTTATCTGATACCATCAATAAGGCTAATAGGTATATATCATTCTTAACATTTGGTGACGATGGTAGAATGCCTCAAATACCTGCAAGATTTATGCAAGTATTAGGTAGAAAAGATAGCGTACTAAATGCTTTGAAATACATATTTGATGATGTAGCTGTTACTAGAGTAGATGATACTGATTATGTAGATGATTTTACTACTATGCCTAATGGCGATCCTATTAAAGTAATACCTACAAGATTTATAAATATGCTAGAAGATACCAATGAAATATCAACAGACGCTGTCGCATCTGTAATAGCTTATTATAATATGGCTGCTAATTATAATAATATGGTAGAACAATAGGATGATGTTGAATTATTACTCAATCTTCTAAAGAATATTCAAATTAGAACTAAGAAAGAACTAAAAACAGCAGGTTCAGCTAATGTATATAAACAAGCTTAGCTATTAGTTGATAGAATAATGTATGGTAGAAATAAAACTCCTATTACAGTAAATATATTAGATAAAGAGATAAATATAGGTAAAACATTAGACATAATACGAGGATTTGTTACTAAAGTAAATCTATCAGGTAACTTGTGGTCTATTGGTACTTCTTTCTTTACTGATGCTACCTATACTACTTTAGAAGCTAAAATGGGCAGATTCTTTGATACCAATGACCTTAAATTTGCTTCTAATGAATTTGCTAGACAGTTACCAGATATGATGGCTAATATTGGTAATCCAGTACCTAAAGGTAAATTGTCTTATTTGTTACAACTAAATCAAGTAGTAAAGGACAATAAAGAGATATTTGACAGATTGGATCAGAGTTAGGTACTAAGAGCTATAAATCAAAATTTCTGGTTTGCAGGTTATACTTAGTCTGATTATACTGTTAAGAGTCATACAGTTATTAGTATATATCACAGTTATAGATTTGTAGATGGAGAAGGTTTTATGACTAAACAGTAGTATATTAATAAATTTAATTCTAATAGTACTAAATTTGAGCAATTGCCTGTAACTTTATATGATGTATTTGTAGAGGATAAAGAAGGTAATATAAAGATATAGGATAAGTATAAACAGTACGTTAATGATAAGCTATAGAATGAGGTAAGAAATAGGATTAATATACTTACTTAGAGAATTGATGGTACTTTACGAGAAATAGATAAAGCGGCAGTACACGCTAACTCTATAGCTTCTTATATTGTGTTACATCGTAACTTTATGATATCTGCACTGCATGATAGATTTAAGAAAAAATAGTTTAATCTTGATTTAGGAGTAGAAGAAGAAGGATATTACAGGTCTACTAGTAAATTCTTAAAAAATGTTATAGGATAGAGACATTTTGCTATGGCACAATTATTAGCAGACTATAATAACTTGAAAGATTACGAATAGTATGCTGTTAGAAGAGTTCTAAATGAATTAGTGCTAATAGCAGCTTCTACTACTGTAGCTCTTGCTATAGCTACTATAGTAGATGGAGATGATGAGTATGATACATGGTTAACTTAGTCTATTACTTACTTAGCAATGCGTTCAGCATTTGAATTTAGAACCATGTATAATCCATTTGAATTTATTTCATTAATTAAGTCTCCTACAGCAGCTTTCAATTGGTTTGACAATGCTTCTAGTTTTATTAACCTATTTAATCCTGCTTCATATGTAGGTGATAGAACTCCTTTTACTATAATAGACAGAGGCCCTTATAAAGGAATGCCGGTTATACTTAAAAATATAATCAAGGTTACCCCATTTAAGAGTATAATAGAAGCAACAGATCCAAAAGCAAAAAGGAACTATTTATAGAATTAGTTAATGAACTTCTAAAAAGTTTCTATCTAAATTATCAATTCGCTAGATTAACTGTAAAAAAGAAAGGCTGAGTATTAATTTACTCAGCCTATTTTGTTATGAGAGTTCATCATACTCTTCATAACTATAATAATCTTCTTCCGGCAATTCAGCATTTATAGACTCACCAAATCTATATGTATTTAGAAATAACCTCTGTGCTAATTCTGGAACAGGCACGTTTGCCCAAAATCTATTTATTTCTAATGCTGCACTTACATTATAAGTTTTACCAGTTGATTGAAGATTATGTATATCTTTTTTATACTTAGGGTTACTTAAACAATAAATAGTATAATGCTTATTGTTTATAGTAATATATTTAGTATTATATAAAGAGTCTAACTGTTTAAACTTTCTATATCTATCTAAAGATTCCTTAGTATTAACACTACTATCATATAAAAGAAAGACCTTTTCTTCTAAAAAAGGTCTATTCTTATCAGTAGTATATGCATTTATGTAACCGCTTTCTACAGTTAAATCATTCCATGTAAGATTATCGTCTAATAATGGAACTATATATATACTAACATCATTCAAGTTCTTCAGTACCATTTCCTTCGTAATAACTACGAGTATGCTCCCAATTATTAGTTTGGTAATGATATGAAAGTTCTGATAATGCATTGATAATAATGTTTTTACGAGAGTCTAACTCTGTTTCATTAAACATATTAAACACTCTTACTTCATAATTACTATTTGTCTGTATAGCTATAATGTATGCTTCACAATCATAATCTGAAACATCAATATCTTGATCTTTCATATACCATGTAATAGCTAACAAATAGTAAGCAATCTGTCTATAATAATCAAATTCTTCTACAGAATGTTTAAAGTTATAGACATCTGAAGTTGTCTTTAAGTCAATTAAAATAATCTTCTTATTGACATGATCAAATATGCATCTATCAAGTAATGACTTACAAGGTGCATACCAGATCTTATTTTCATCCATTTTAAGACTATCTGTCTTAATAGGAAATGTCCAGTTAATATGAAACTCATTATGAGATTCTACTCCTGGAGTATCTGTTAACAATTTATTCGCTTTCTTATGCTTCTCAATATTAGACTTAATTGTCTTTAACATATTAAGATCTGCAAATGAAATTGCTTTTTTAGTATTATTCAATGACTTTGACTTAATATATTCGTCATATCTTTGAATAAAGTCTTTAGCTATTGCTAATTTAGAATCATCAGACAATTTATTACTATATGCTTTATTATAAGCATTTAATAATATCTTATCTTCATCTTCTAATGGATCAGTAGCTTTAAATGTGGCGTACCAATCACAAAATTCTTTTTGCTGTTTTACTTTAGGTACATCATACTCAAGTATTACATAATCATTCCAGAATTCATCTGGTTGAAGTATGTATTCATGTATCATAGTACCCTTTTCTAACTGTGGTAATTTTAATCCTTCTTCTTTACCGTCGAGCATATTACGGAAATATAAAGGACCTTTTTTTAAAAACCAACCTATAGAAGAATTTGATATTCTCGTGTTATCTTCATAATACGGTTTATCAATTATCATTGTTCTTCTTCGTTTTCTTCTTCAGTTTTATGTTTAATTGTTTCAACTAAGAGATTAAAAAGTAAATCTTCTCTAGATTTATCTGATTTTTTCTCTAAATTAAAATCAATTGTTACTATTTTAAGTCTTTCTCTTATCATATAACTGTCAGTTAATATACTACAGTTATGTTGATTAAGATGACCGTATGATATACCATTATGCCAATGTCCAAAGAAATGATGCTTATACTTACCAAAACAGTAATTCTCAAGCTTTTCATTATAATTCGGATTCTCATGAGTAATAAGTATATCACAATTAGGTATGTTTTCATATGGACATATATACTCATCATATTCATGTTGAGTATCTTCAAATGCCCATGTTTGCCAGTGTATAGGAGCTATCCATGGAGTACCATAGAATGTTACTCCTTTATATTCATATAATTCATCAATAAGAAATACTACCTTATCATTAGTAAGTAAAGATATTTTATCCTTAAACTCCTGTAAAGTAGTATCTTTTATTAATCCGTTATATAATTGTTCAATATAAATGTCATGATTTCCTGGTACTACAAATATCTTTTCACATGATAACTTATTAGCCCATGTAATAAAAGCAGTACTCCACCATGCATCTGATTCATCAGAACTTCTTTGAACAATTAGGTCTACTACATCACCAGCAATACACAATACATCACATTCTGGTATAGAAGGTAATATACCATGTAAATCACTAATTGCACATATTTTCATAATGCAAACTTACTGTTAATTTATATATTAGGGCTGCGCAAAAAATTAACATTCTTTTAAATGTTTTACTAACTCATCTACTTGTTTTTGATTATGTACTATATAGAACTTTATATTAGGTTCAAATCTATACAAGTAGTAGTTAAATAGTTTTTCACGTAAAGGCCATGCCTCATTAGGATACCCTTTACATTCAATAATGAACTTATCTCCTACAAAATCAGGTAAATAAGTCATTGGTCTATATTTCTTTCCTCCAAAAGTAAAAGCTGGAAGAAGTTCATATCTATGCTGTTCATATTCAGCACTGATTTTAGCTTCTTTCAGCTTTTTATATGTATATGTTTCAAGCTTACTTCTAAACTTTATTTCATCATATATATTAGGAGTTGCATTCTTTACTTTTCCCTATTTCTTCTTCTGCTCCATAAATACATTCTTCAAATATTTTTATAACATCTATATCTATTTGTAGTATTGTATTCGTTAGTTTACACACGCCTACAGTAAGCATCACTACTACAATAGTGGTTAATAGGAATGGGATACAAATTAGATTAGCTATAACTTCTCTAAAATCTTTCCAAAATGTTCTTAGTTTATCTTTTAATGTTTTCATAAAGCCATTTTTTAATAGTTTCAAAATCATTTGCTTTAATAGCATCTGATACATCCTTCGCTTTGAACTTTTTGTGGATTAAAAGTCCTTCTAAACCTGTTTTAAGGCTCATTTTACGAAGATATTTTACGCCAGCTTCGTCCCTATCGAACAATATAATAATACGCTTAAAACGCTTCTTAAGTTGTTCTAATACTTTATCAGGTAAAAAAGTTGACTCTGAAGAAGGAGATATTGCTGATATCCCCATTTCGTATAAACACATGACGTCTTTCATACTCTTTGTTATTATGAGTACATCACCAGTTTTAGGTAACTGTTTAAACCCCTGAATATCATTCTCTGTCAGGTTATTACGCCATTTTGTATATTTATCTGCTAAAGGTCTATAAATTTTAAAATGATTATATACCTTATAAGCATACATAGGATTAGTATCCTTGTAAATACCCTTTACAATACCATTACACAGGTAATATTTAATACTACTTACTCCAAATTTCTTTAAAGTATCAATACTAATATTAAACTGAGACCAGTAATTGATGTCTGTTAGAGTAAAGTCTTGTCTTACTACACCAATTACTGTCTCTGTTGACGGTATGTATTGCTTAGAGCTAACGAGTTGCGTATTATTAGTAATTTTAAGCTTATTAACTATATTATTAAGTATATCAGAATAATTAGTTAAACCGGTAAGTAATGAAACAAACTTAATTACATTACCGCAATCACCTGTACCATGATCTTTAAACATTAATTGTTTAGTAGTTCTACTATAGAAGCATCCAAATGATGGATTTTTATCCTTTCTGAATGGACTGTTATAAATCATGCCTACTTTAAAATTACCAATATATGCTGCATATATATCATATTCTGTTACTTTAGATAATATATAATCTAGAGTAATATTCACTTCATCTTTTATATTTGTAGTGTCGTATAGCATATGATATAGATTTTAATTTGTGGAGTATTGCAGAATCGAACTGCATTTTACCATTAAACTAATACTCCTTTAAAACGTGAGTGCATACTATTCCAAATCTATTATTTTGTCTAAAGACTCACATAGTGGTATGCTACTCACGTATCGCTATATTATGCCTAGCGTAGGCAACTGTTTAAAGACTAAATTAGAAAGGCAAATCGTTACCTGATTCCTGAGTATCTGTAGAAATCATATCTAACGGATTCTCTTCCTTATTTTCTTTGTCTGCTACTACAGGTCGAACAAATAAGTCAATGTTCAACTCAGTAATCTTACTCTTCTGTCCCTCAGGTAAATTCATCGGTTCAATAAAAGTAAACTTACAGTAGTTAGGCAAAGTAGTATAGCCTTTATTATTATAAACTATCTTTACTTTAAGTAAAATATCTTTATTTGCTGCGTTTAGCAAATTAACAACCCAATTTGCAAATTCATTAAATGAAGAACCTGCGAAAACAAGTACTTCTTTAGGATAGAAACATCCTAAAATCTGTAGAATACGCTTTACTTGTCTAGTAGCTCTAGCTTGATAATCCTCTTCGGACTCATTAGGTTTCTTAGTAGATTCCCATTCAGTATGAGTCATGGTCTGTTCATCTTTTTCAAACTTAAATTCGATAAAGATGTTTCCATTAATGGATTTATCAACTCTAGCACTAACAAATTTCACATTTTCGTGAATACCTGCTTCTAAGTACTTATTTTTACTCTCTTGTATCTGGTTTGCTAATTCTGTACTATAAATCATAATTCTAATTCTTTAAACTGATATAAAATACTGTTAAAGTTATTCTGGTAAATATATTTTGTCCCAATAAACTTTAATATTGTTATTTTCATCGCTTTCTGCAATAACAATATTCTTACCTCTCAGATGTGGTGCCCTTGCTTCTCTTACAGAGTTATCTCCTCCTTCAAAAGAAATATGAGTTTCATTTTTCTTTCTATATACATAGCCTACTGCATCAGCTTCGCCACATATAATATTAGCAAGTTTACCAACTAAATCTAGAGACATCTCAGATAATTCTTCACCTTCTTTATTAATCATCTTATCCTTAAGATGACCAATTAAGATAAAGTTATCACAAAGATCTCTAAACATGTCTATAACTTTTCTTACAGCTTGCTGTAAATACATGTATCCAGAACCATTAGGTAAGGTTCTAACGTCATTACCTGAGTAGTTCTTTCCCATAGGTGTTTGACGATACAACGTAGCTGCATAGCTTAGACATATTTCCTCGAGTCGAGATGCATTATCGAGAGTAATATACTTATATGGTTTCTTCCCTGTTGACTTAATTTCTTCTCTAATAGCATTCGCAATATCTCCTAAATCTTTTACAGATCTAGCTTGTACTGCTAATGCTTCAAGAAATTCAGAGCCTCCTTCTAAGTCAACGATTAAGTTATTATATAATTTGGAAGCTAAAGTAGTTTTACCAGCCTTAGGCTTGCCAAAAATTATCAAAAATCTTGGATTTTCTACTTTAGCTTTTACTTTCTCTTTTGGTAATACAATCATAAAAAGCTTTATTTTTGTATCCTTACTGAAAGTTTTTGGTAATCACTGATAATACGGACAAATTTTAATATTTTTTAAAATAAACCACGATTCTTAATCTTAATCGTGATGTCAATGATAGTCTTTTTAGTTTTTGATTTCAAGTGGTTCAATGAACCAGTTGCAATCGGAATAATTTCATAACCAATCTGTACGAAATTATCGAAAATCTTAATCGGTGTACCGAATTCATCTTCAAAGTCATAATCCTTCTTAAACGGATAATTCTTCTTTGCGTAAATATCAAGTGCATTCATTGCACTGAAGAACTCTTTCTCCAAATCAAAGTTAATACTACCGTCAGCAAAACACTTAAACGGACAGTTTGCACATTCTTCTGGCATCCAGCCAATATTATGAGTCTTACTTAAGCCTAGAGTAATATAGTCACCAGCTCCAGCGTATTCTACACCAAAATCACATTTAGGATAGTCGTAGTTGCTTTCTACTGTCAACCAGGGATAAGCATTAATAACTCGTTTCATCAACTTTTCTTTATAGATATCTGCACTATTGTTGTTTTTCGGTAACTTAAAAGTATATGTTTTCATAATTTTCAGCCTTTTTTAATTGTTATTACTAAACGAAATCTTCCTTGCTGGTTCTTCTTCTCGTATAGTCTCAATTAAATTATTGTATTTCAAATCATTATCAAACTCTAATATTGTACACTCTCCTGCATCTCTATTTTTAAGAATATGTAGGTAGACTTTGTTTTTTACTAGTAAACGATTTGGTCCATACTGTTGTATATTGAGTAATTCTGGTCTGTGAATACATATGACATAATCAGACGCATGAAATATAGTATCAGCAGAGGAGATGTCACTACGCATTGGATAATGCATAGAAGGGTTATTAATTCTTTCAGGATTTTCTATATTCCGATTCATCTGTGATAACTGAATTATAGTAGTATTAGGTAATTTCTTTACCTTAATAAACAGTTTCTGTAATTCGGAAATAACTTGCAAGGCACTTTCACGATTTTGACCTTCAACAAGAAGAGTGTGATCAAGTATAATCACAAATTTCTTGTCTTTAGCTTTAGTTTCATAGAAGTAATTAATAGTAGAAGCTATATCTTCAACAGTACCAGGAGTATCTACATAATATATAGGATACGACTTTATTTGTTGAGAAGTTTGTTCAACTCTATCTAATAAATCATCTGTTAATTCATTATTAGCACTATATAGCTCAGCAGTAGTTTGCCTTAACTTACTGCTTATTTTTCTACCTACTTGCCTAGAACTTAACATTTCAAATGAAAAATTAAGTACTATAACATCCTGATTAGAATTTAAATCTATTAAATCAGTTTCAAGTGTATTCACAAATGAAGATTTACCACTACCAGATATACCTACTATAGTATATATCGTATTTGGTTCAATTCCTCCCATACAGGATTTATTAAACTTATTCCATCTTGTTCTTAAAGATTGAATTTCGTGGTTCTTTCTTTTACGAATATATTCTACTGCTTCATTTGTTGCAGTAGATATATGACGAAATGATAGTGTTTTAGATGACATCTGTTCCATAATTATAAGTATTAGGTTGATAATCATCTAATTTCATTTGTTCCTCAAAGGTTTCCCACTCATGTTGAGTGAGCCATTTCCACATAGTTTTCATATAACCCATCTTGCCTGTACGCATTTTATCATCTATTTCATATCTTAGACAATCCATAATGTGTTCATGCATTGCTTTAGATTTACCTACGATGCGGTTATACTCCTTTCTACATTTGTTTACATTAGCTCTTAAGAAACCTTTAGTTCCATCAGGGCGTATAACATAAACTGGAAATTGGTCATAGAAAGTATCAAACATAGTTTTATCTTCTTTAAGAAGTTCATCTAGTTTTGATGTCTTACTTATGACTTGGTTATCAGTACTATTATTAATACTAATTAAACCTTGATTAGCTAACTCTTGTATTTCTTCTTCATTAACTAGGCTGAGAAGTTTCTGAATGTCTTGATTGATTACTTTGATATCACTCAATACAAGTGTTAGGAATACTAATTGATTAATAGATATGTTTGGTATTCTATCTAAGATAGAAGTGTCTATTTCTAAAATCATATTCTCATATATTATATGAGCATATAGTTCTTTGAAATTTATTTGGTAGCCTTTGTTAATCCCATAGGCTCAATTGTAATGGTTTTAATTCTCTGATTATCTTATAGGCTTCATATATATAATACCTATAATTAATCTTTCGTTCTTCAATTGGTTTATCATCAAATTTATTTAAAAGAGTAACACCAGATGCCGTTAGCATATTCTGATACTGTCTTGCAGAAGCCTTATATTTATGTTCTCCTACATATGGCTCAGTGTATGTTATAATTTCACCTTCTTTGTACCCAGTATCTTTCCATTTCCATAAGTATCCACCATTAGTAGATGCATAGAAACGATTAGTTCTTTGTTGCTCTTTATTCATGTATTCAACATGCCATTGTTTACCAGTCTTTTCAGACATTAAGAATTTACGTATATCTGTACATCCTTTTATAGTCTCTTCAACTGGTACTTTGTCTACAAAGTATTTAATTATAGCTTCAGGTATTATCTTTGCAGATAAACCTTTACCTAATAATACTTCAGTAATAAACATTCCTTTTGTTTTAATTAAATTAGGATTCTTAGTCTTACCATATCCTTCTTTAACCGCAATATAATCATTAATTGCATATTGATACATAGCTTCAAAACGGTCCTCTTCTAGAGTAAGTCTAGTAAGTTGTTCCCATTCTCGACAAACCTTGTTGTAATTACTATAGTTATCTTTTTTACAAATTAAGAAAAGTCCATCAGTATTAGCTTGTACTATTCTACATCCTATTTGGACTAATTTTTCAGCTAACATTAAAAGTAAAAGTTGACCATTGATTCTAATTTTCATAACAGCCTCAGGGCTGTAACAGAAATTATGTTCATTTTGTAAGTTGCCCGATAACATTGTTGTTATCGTTAAGCTTTTTATCTTAACTTCTTATACTTATTATTAATATAAGATCCGCATATATTTTCATCTGTTCTAGATGTGAACCACTCTTGGAAATATTTTTGCTACTATAACGCTCAATTTCTATGCTGTACAGTGACTAACAGTTATTAGTTTACCTCGGTATTATCATTCCAGACTTCTACCGATTTTGGTTCATTCTTATCATCCATCCCTGGATGTAAGGGCTTATTTAAAAAATATAATCCTTTATATTGAGTTTTATTTTTTATTGCTTTATTTATATTACAAGAAGATAAAAAACAAATAGGTTTTCCCATTCTTTGTGTAGAAAATCTTGATTTTATTGGTAGATTTAAAGTGACAGATAACTCTTCTAAATCTTTAGAAGATCTAAAAACATCTATAAAATTCATATCAGAATCATATACAAATACATTTAGACTTTTATTTCTTATTGTATTTTTACATTTACTTCTATCAGAAAGTCTATGCTTTACTTTTAAATGATCTGTAGATTCATAATGTTTTCCTTTATTCCAAGGAATTGCTTCTATGTATGATTTAATTCTCACTTTATATTTATCAGGTATATCTTTAAAAACAATTAATTGTTTTTTATATTTGTTATACCATTCCAAACATTCTTTATAAAATTGCTTTTTGCTTTCTATTTGTTTATTTATTGTTTCCTCTGTATTACATAATGCTGTAGCTATGGGATTTATGTTATAGCTATTCTCTTTAGTACAGGTGTTTAGATATATTTGTTCTCTAATGAGGCATAGATCTTTACTACAAGTTTCCAAAATTTCAAATCTAAAGGATTCTTCACCGTATTTATTAAATGCATTTTGTAAATGCATGTTTTTATGAGTACCTCTTCTTAAAGAATTTATGTGATGATTCCATCTTTTTAAAAAACTTTCGGAAGTACTTCCTATATAGAATTTATCGTTTTTTATATTTGTAATTTTATAAATTCCAGTAGTTGTAATGTCATTAAGTCTATAAAAACTTAAATTAGTTTTAAATACAGTAAATATTTTACATTTTAAACCGTTTAAGGCAAGCTTCAAAGTTTCATTTTTAACTTTATTGCCGTTGTGTTTAGCTTCTACTCGTTCTTCTTTAATTTGCTTGTACACTTCTAGAAATTCAGGTCCTAAGTGTTTAGGATAAAATTTATATTCTATTAGCATACTCGGATATAGTGATGTTACATCACAGTCTATAAGTAATTCATCTTCTTTAGGAATAATGATTTCAGGATCATTCTTAGAATGAATTCCCCCTACTCCTACAGTATAGCGTAGATTATCAAATATGAAGTTATTTTCATAGCCTTTTCTACCTGGAGATACTACTTGATGTTTCATATCATCAAGTACATTCTTTAGTATCGGACTATCAAATTTTACAAATGGTAGTATTACATCTTTTAAAGGAATATAATCCATTGGAGATCTTAAATCTTTAATATCCCACCAGGTTAAACCTGTTTTTTCGAGATACTTTTGAGTTAAAATCTTCATTCCAATGTTTACACCATCTTTGCTAAGTACTCTTACTCCATATTCATCTTCAATAGCTATACGTAAATCAATAGCTGTTTTACATCTATTTAAAAGCTCTGTAGTAGACTCAATATCATTTATATTATAGTCTATCATTTCGTCAAAATCTTCTAATGGAAGAGGCTTACTCCAATCACATACAAATTCTTGTACATTAGGATATTGCATAGTTACTTGAATTTCTTTCAAACCTACTCTAAGTTTATTAGAATAAAGCATGGTAAGAATATCAAAAGTATCAAACCATATTTGATATTTCCAATGTTTCCAGGCATCTATGTTGTCCTCTTTAGATGTAGTAATAGTTTTACTTAGATTGAAGATAGAATTACATATAGTAGCTACATTATAGCTCATAAGTTTATCTTCATACTCTATAATATAATTTATTATAGGATTATCATAATGCAGATTGTTATATCCACAAAAGATAATATCTGAGTTTATTACTAGTTCTGTTCCATAAAAGTCTCCCCATTTTATATAAGTATTGACTTGTTTAAAGAATTTAACTAATTCTCTTAGTTGATTCTTTCTTTCAGAGATTTCAAATTTATATATTTCTCCTGTTTCTGTATTTTTAACAGAACAATGAAAAATATTCTGAAATACCTCAATATCATATACATAGACCTTTTTGTCACGTATAATCATATTAATAATATTTAGTTAGATTCCGTAGTCAGACTCGAACTGACACAAATCACACAGACTTACATTTTGCTGCGGCTCTAACCTCTTTTTGAGCTATACGGAATTCCATAGATATTACGCTGCTATTTTATTAATAGCAGGTTTTATAAATTTTCTATAGTAAGCTCTACGGTCACTTACTCTATTTTTTCCTTTGCAACCTCCCACATGTTGCTTTCTGTTCTTATCTCTTCCTACATAGAATTGTAAGAATTTCAAGGGACGTTTAGGTTTCTCTAAACGAAGCCTTGCTTCTTTTTGTTTTACTAATTTCCACTTATTTAAAACCAATTTTGTTTCTATTTATGTCAATTTCTTTTTTTAAAGTATGAACTATAACTACGCTATTAGGATAAACTCTAATCTCTGTGTAATAATCGTTATCTCTCCAAAACAGAGCTTTTTGCACTCTATATTCAAATTTTGAATTACTTTCAAAGAAACCTTTTCTTAAATAGATGATTAATTGTTCTTCTTTTGAATATTCTACTGTTACTTTATCCATTATGCTGCTAATAATGATTTACCATCATAGTAAATTATGTTATTGTCTCCTTCAATGTCTTGTACAGTTATACCGGCAAATGAGGAATCATTGCGATACTGTTTAGCTTCTTTAGCTGCTTTTTTCTTTGCCTCTTCTCTTGTAGAAGCTACAAAATAGTCAGTTTTGAAATCGTATGTACGTTTATCGTCGTCACTACGTCTACGATTTATTACATACTTAAATTTTCGCTCTTTAGGCTTCTCTTTAACAGCTAATTCAGCTGCTGTAAAGCCTTTTTGTTTACCAGCCTTAATAGGTAAAGGTTTATACTTTAAAGCCTCCATACGGGCTTCTTTTGCTGCCTTTTGTTGAGTAAACAGCTCTTTCCATTCTGCCTTAGAACGTTCTCCTGGCTTAGGAGATTTAGTGAATAAAGAATTCTTTACTATTCTAGTAAATTTCTTCTTTTCTTTACGTGTGTAGTGGATAGTTGGATCATAGCCTGCTTTCATAAGAATATTTTTTATTAGTTCTTTTTTAGACTGTTTGATAACCTTATTCTCTTCTATAGCATTTTTTGCTATTTCAGTAGGCTGTTGTTTATTCTTAGAACTCCAGGAGTTCCAATTTACTGTTTTCCCATCTTTTACTTCAGTAACTAAAGACGGACCGATCTCGAAATCTCTAGTAGTTTCTGCTGGACAATATTTCTTAACATATTTTCCGTTTATTACTATTCTAGGATAATTACGCTTTTTAGCTTTAGCTGATCGTTTAGCATTTCTTACTGTCTGTTTCTTTACTCTATATTGTTTATTCTTTTTCATAATTTTGATAATTTTAAAGGGTTAATACTAAGAAAGGGAAGGGGAAGCTACTCCCCTAAGCCTTTCCATAAGAGTCATAAATATATAAAATAATATCTTTAGTCTTATATTTTTTCTTAAGCTGCAATAGATAGAGGAGCTTCTTCAAGGCTTAATTCAGCCTTGTTATTAAACTCTTCAATCTCTTTGTTAAGTTTGTTAATCTCTAACTGAAGTTTATTCTTCAGATTGTTAATATAGTCTGAGGTCAATTCTTCAGTTGTATTAAGGTTTTTCTTTCCTTTTGAGCGCTTAAGCTTAGGATCTAAGGTCTTAATTTTACTCAAATGGAATAACTGTTCCTGCTTTTCACTTAAAGTAAATATAGCAAGATAGTTATTTGTTGTAGGCAATTCTGAGAACTTCTTATAACCCATATTGATACACTGTAAATACAGTTTCAACAGGATACGTTCATCAGCCTTAGCTTGGATTTCATTAAGTAACTGTTTCAAGTCAAAATTACGAGTAGCACCCTTAGGGATGATATTCTCGTTCTTAATAATATTCCAATATTTAGTAATTTCATTACTAAGTTCTTTACGATGTGTAATAATATATTTAGATGTAATTGATTTCATGTTCAAGTTGATTTTTTAAAAGTTAATACTTGACCAAATTACGTCTACTAGTTGTAGTGCTGGTGAGACTCGAACTCACAACTCTCAACTTAGAAGGTTGATGTTCTATCCAGTTGAACTACAGCACTATATTTAAACAGGGCCAATTCACCCTGTGAAAATATGTTGTTTTATTATAATATTCCAATTCAAATACTATACTTGTTTAACCTTGCCTAATCGTACTGGTACGACTACGCCTGGTCTTATTTCAATACCAGCAAACCCGAATATGTTGTCAGAGACAACAAGTTTGCCAGTTAGACCTTTCTCTTTTGCGAATTTTTCAATAGCTTCTTTATTGATATACTTTGAGTGCAGCTCTCCGCTCGAAGCATTCCTCATACTATCAAATAAAATATCTACAACACAATCGAGATCTTTGTTTTTAATTGCTTCCTTCAGTAATGCTTGTGTAATACCGTCAAAAGCTACATCGTTTCTAGTTCCTCCAGAACCAGTTATTGCATCTGCAATACGTATTGCTACATCTAAAAGACTTACCGATTCATAAGTATTTAAAAGCCGTTGCCACCATAAAGGCCCTTTGCCATAGTAAAAGAAGACCTGACCATCCTCTCTTACAGATACTGCATTAGGTGTTACTTTAGTGCTTCCGTCCCAACTCTGAACTTTAGCTAGTATAGTAGGCTCGACGCAAATAAGTAGTCGCAGAAGCTCTATTCTTACTTTAGAAATTCTGCTCATAGTATTGCTTATTCAGTAGTTTCTTCAAGATTTACCTGAAGTGTTACTTCTGTTTCGTCAGTAACTACACCACACTGCCGTTGATATTCCAACTGCATACGGTCAGACTGATCCATCATATCACGTACAGTCTCACTGAGTCGAATGAACTTGCGAGACAAATCCTCATAGAAGTTGAGGATACCCTTGTTATGTATCTTCAACATATCGTTCAGCATAGGCAATTCCTCTGCTGCAAAGAACATTGGTTTACTGTTCTTCTTACCAATACGTTCGATACATTCAGCCACGCTCTTCCGGTCAGCCTTACTGAAATCAGGCTTGACTAACGGGAATACAAGATTCGGGTCGTTGTCATCCGGATTCAACATGATTTTCGGTTCACCATCTAAGTCCTTAGCGATGAACTTGACATCTAAAATGTCAATAGCCTTAACAATGAATACATTTACTTCTTTCCGTAAAGTATTCTTGTCATTGAGCACATCTTCCTTCCATTTAAGGTCAGGATTTGTTGCTACTACAGTATAGATTTGTTCACCAAAGAACCGTCCATACTCTTTTGCAGTTGCCCGATAACGAGCCATAACTTGAGCAGCAGTGCTCTGTGTTCCTACTAATGCACCAATAGAAGATGCTACATTACTTTTATCCATAAGAATGTTTCCTTTCTGAGTCCGTGCTTGATTTCACCAATACGAAACTCTCTTAATTTTTAGTTAATACTTTGTTAATGCTCTCCACCTTTCGATTATTTATATACTAAAGTATGCGTCTTATATCATACCGCTTTACTAAGCTTTGAAAATTTTAGTAGTGAATTCAATCACATAATCTACTTGGTTTACTTTGAAAATAAATTGAAATAATTTATGAGAAATACTCTGAGAGTTACTTCTGATAATACTTTGGTAATATAAGTTTATCGTACTCCAACGGATAAGATTCAATTTATACGATGCTTACCGCACCCATCACCCTACTTTATATCATGTTCTCTTGCATAAGTATTGTACAAGCATAATATATCGAACTCTTTCATCAGCAACTGGTATGCCTAGGAGTAATTAAGGATTACAACATTCTAAGCGAATGAGGGTCGTTTCTGTCGAGAAACGTTACTAAAACACTACAAGCTGCCTAATTTTTCAAGACACCCACTTGACCTCTCGGATTTCTTATTTATACTACACGAATACGAGGATTTCCACCTCTCATCAGCATCATAAATACCGGTACTATCTCCGCTGTTGCATGAGAAACCTGAGTATATAGACAGTATACTCTTATATTTATTACTTTAAATCTGAATCAGCGTTCTTCATACATACTAAGTTGCAATTAGTACTTTACGAAGTGTCAATGTCAGCGATAACGGTTGGTAGTCGGGGTGGCGACCTGTCTACTCACACTACTCTTACGAACGGTAGTCTCAGCGTTTACAGTTCCATTGAACTTCCCATTTTATTAAAGATTAAACAATTAAAGCTCATTTATTCATAGCTGGCTTTATTCAGCGTAGATACATTAGTAAATACAGCATAACATCTTATACTCATAACCTAATGGCATAGTCTTCTGTATCTCCTTAGTTTTAAATACGACTATTAATAACAACAATTCTGGCGTGAACTGCATTATATTAAGAAGAAGTTTACATATCTTGAAACTTATAAGCTCTGCCGTTTTTTAATAGGTGTTTTCTCTGCATCACCTTAGTCTTATTTTTACCACATAATATGACTTGCTAAAGGTCACTGTATCTAGAATCAGGGTTATAGCGCCCTCAAACCGCTCGACGAGTCTGTTGCTCCGTAATCATTCCTCATTCAATTATACTCACACGAACGACCAAGCACGTGAGTCACTTTAGACTTGAAAGACTGTATCAATCTCATATACATCACTCCTACTTCATCCTTGGAACATTGCGTATCCACCTTCACGAGGACCCTATTTACCATAAGGCACAGAATTGGCTTCTGCTCCACGATAATCAGTCAAGTTTACATAGTGTGTACCATAACACGGTTATCCTTACATTAGTATCAGTAATTTACTACCTTCATAAGTACAAGTTCCAATATCCACAATTGCATATTGCATCACAGTTGATGTGTACTGAACACTATAGTTAGCAATGCTATTTTTCCTTTCTGGGTGCATAGTTGCACTTTTGTTGACCGATTTTGGAGACCGGTGATCGCGTTATATGCTGTCTCTTTTTTTCCATGAGTTGGCTGCTTTCTTTAGGTGAAACTAACCTTGCCTCTCGGCTTTACTTATTCTTTCCAAAGGAATAAGTCAGGAACCGTATTGCTCCTGTTTCAGCGTCGTGTTTATACTCCTATTTGATTCTGATTTTGATAACCTAAAACGAGTAATTATAGAGGATTTCGTTCCCCTTGCTTTAATTTATAACTCTGCATTAGCGGTACTGTTTGCAGTAATTAAGAGTCTTTAGTATTCACCAATACGGTTCTCAATACCTAATGAGGATTAAGCACTCTGATCCCCTGCTATCCGTTTTTCAGACGTTTTAGCCTAATATCCTACCTTTTGAGTGATCTCACTGTTTTAGCAGCTAACATATTCTCGGATTATGTACTTTTTCGGGCCAGTAGAAATGACTACAGCTCCCTAACGGGCGCGACTGATATTCTTTTATATCTTTCCGCATGACTTCCCTGGAGTGATTTACGCTATAGTTTTACTCCTCTCGAACTATGACATAATTATAGGTTTTTTAAGTGGCTATTGTCATCAACTATTTTCCACTGAGCTTTTCTCTTCAGCTAATTTTTTTCATTCTGTTCTGGTTCTAACATAGTAATTTTACCTGTACTCAGGCAGATTGTTGCAACAATCTTCTTACCTTTACAAATGTCTACGAATTTGTTTTTTACATCACTACTACTGATGTAGTCAACTGGTTCCATGATACTTGCGTTAAATCCATCCAAACATTTACAAGCATTACTTACAGACAAACGTAAGTACTTTTCAGTATATAAGCAATTAGCTATACTATCTTTAGTCTGATTATTAATAATATCAGACTGGTCTCCTTCTACTATAAAGTAAGAAGATTGAGATAAGATAGAACTAAGTTTACATCTTGCTTCTTTCATATCCTTAATGATACGAGATAATCGTATCATTTGTTTTAGTATAACTAAATTACTTACCATGAGAATTTACTTTAGATAATGGAGAAATAGCTTTAATACTGTCTGGCATAGTACCTACAGATTTAATGTAGGGATATCCAGAAGCTACTTCTTTTTCTATTGTTTTAGTTCTCCACTTAACTATTGGTTTTGGTTCACCAATAGTCTTTACATTCACAATTGCGTCTGTTGTTCCTTTCACGGATACTTCTAATGTAGATAGGTCTACTTCGACATCTATCTTATCGACAGACTTACTCTCTTCACTATTAACTATAGGAAATTTTGGCATTTCTATAGGTGAAGGAATTACAGGTGCTGCCTGTACTACTGTGACTGTCTGTCGCAGTCCAAAGCCAATTATGCAACTGGCGATGAACATGCCGACAGCCGTAATAAATCTAAAATTCATATTGATTATGCTATTTTAGAGAATGGTTAGTCTTTATACCCTATGAATTGTAAAAACTTACGCCACATGCTTAATTTTTTTTTTCATCGGCGGGTTTTTCTTCCTTCTTTTCTGGGTATTCCTTCTCTACTGGAGAAGTTATTGATGACTGGCAGTACGCAGCAAGACGAGAAGCTGGGTCACGATACAGATTGATAATCTGACCAACTTTCAGACGAAGTTCATCAGGTGTCGGGCTTTCATCTTTACTGAAGAAGTTAGTCTTAATAGAACCTAATACCATTCGAGCAATCTTTCGATCATTCTCAAGCTGGTTCTTCTTAGATTCTTCTACTCCTTCGAGATTGATTCCCCAATCTGCAAACAACTTATCAATATACTCCTCGCCTAAGTTCGAGATAATAGCTGAAATAGCCTTATCTGACTCTGGCGTGAGTTCTTTATTATCCTTCTGTTTCAGACGGAAATTCTCGTTGATAAGAGCGCGTACAGTTTCTGCAACTTGTTCTTCACTCCATCCAGCTTTCGTCAAATGGTTGTGAAGTACTGAGTGTGCCATACACGGAGAGCCAGTCTGTGAAGTATACACATATACTGAGCTTCCTAATCCCTTAAGTAAGCTAACAGGGTTGATACGGCTGAATATTTCATTCATCCAATCACCTACTGTCATCTCATCTAATGCTAACTTCTTGTCAGCGTTAGTTTCTTTAAGGCCGCGTAAAGTACGATACCATTCTACGGTGTTAACAATGTTTGTTGCTACATTTCTCTCTTTGTTGATGAGGTAAGTTAACGCTTCGTCAATTTCCTCATCTGTTGTGATCTTGTTTGGATCAAGCTCCGGTACTTTAGTAACAGTCTTACCAGCATCTTTTGCTAGTTCTTCTGGAATCTCTGACTTGTTAAAGTCAATAGCCAGTTGACCATCATCACTACCTGGTAATGCTTTAGCTGGAGCTAGTTTAATACCTAGCATTTCAGCCATACCTTGCAACGGCATGAGTTGATTTGCATCAATCATCAGTTGCAATTCACCACGTTCGCCACGGTTGAATAAGTCTTGGCGAATATCGACAAGGGCAAGCAGACTCACTACATCAATCGTACGATTGATATCCGCATATACTTCAGGATAGCGTTTAGCAAGTTCTTCGTTGTTAGCGTAACGCTGTTGCATTACAAATGCTAACATAGCCTTTCCATCTACCGATGAAGCTGTTGAACCTACAGGAATACCTGCACCGGTTATTCCACCTACAAGCGATGTTGCGCGCTTGATAGCCTTTTCTTCAGGAGATACTTTCGGTTTGTCTTCTGTAACTTCTTCAGGAATGATAGTAGGAGTTTTGTCTTTCTTCTGCTTTTGGGTGCCGGACTTCTGCTCTTTCTTCTGTTCCTTCTGTTCTTTCGTCTCTCCTTTCTGGTCTTTATTGGTTACTGTCTGTGCAGCTACTTGAGGCTTCTTTTCCTCTTTCTTGTTCTCCTTTGTTTCAACTTTCTCAGCTGTCTGCTGAGTATTCTTGTTATTTTCTTTTGCTTCTGCTTTTGCAGCTGCTTTAGCTGCTTTCAATGCTGCCTTTCTTTCAGCCTTAGACATTTCTTTTTGTGCCATAATTCTTGATAAATTTTTTGGTGGTTAATAATAATTTTTTACTTTCAGTCGATAGAATATTTAAAGAGGTCAACTATCATCCTCTATTGCTGGTGAGTCACGCCCGTTAGTATAGATATTACTAATCAATGCGTCTGATAACTTTACTTTAAGTTCTGACATGTTACTCACAACCCCAGATAGGCAATTGGTAGTACCTTCTGTCACTGTACACACTAAGCTTTGTGTGCATGCAGAACTATAGTCATCAACGGTGTTGATTAGCTGAGTAATGGAAGTATCTTGTTTGTTCATCCCTGAACGCACGATTACTTCCTTACTCAACATACCTACTAACAAGCCAGCTACGATGCAGGAGATATAAATCCACCACATCTTGTCACTGCGAAATCCTCTCGCAAAGACAAATGCTACTAATAGTAGCACAATAATCCAAATTGCTGACATGTTTGTAAATTTTTAGTTTAACAATTGTTTTAATTTCTCTCTAGCTTTATTAAGCTGAGATTTTACTTGGCTCTCTGAGAGACCCAATTGTTCAGAAATCTGTTTGTAAGACATATTCTGAACAGTACGTAGTTCGAGTATATATCGGTACTTATATCGAAGTCTATTGAAGGCATTTGTTAATCTAGCATCTGTTTCATTGAAGATATAGTTATCTTCAGGCGAGTAGTCGGCCGAACTTCTCAATTGAACAGTACTAGTGTCATCATCCAGCCAATAGTTTGCATTCTCCTTTTTAGTACGTCTAATATAATCAATACTACTATTTATAGCTATTGTTTTTAACCACATCTCAAATGAAATGTTGTTAATATAACTATCTAGCTTAGAAAAAGCTTTGGTAAAAGTAACAGATAATAAATCATCTGCTGCATCTTTATTATTTACAATACGATATATAGTACTGTATATAATTCGATTATACTTTTCATAAAGCTTTGTGAAGGCACTTTGTTTGCCTTCTTTCGCCTGTTTGATCAGATCGAAAAGCTGTTGTCTTTCTTCATCTGTCATAATTACGGGCTTTAGTGTGGGTTATAGTCAACCCAATGACTATAACCCTAGAAAGGTAATTGCAATATATATCTGCAATACCACTCATTCCATTCATCATAGAACTTACGGAAAGTATCCCATATACATTCCATGAATTCAATCTTCAAATCACGAGTAAGTACTTCAATGGGTAGTTTGTTTACCATACCACAGACTATCCTTATTCTTACTTCAAGAGTAGTTTTAGAAGCTATGCCTATTTGCTGTAGTATTTGAGTATCATACCATGCTAGTACTTTAGATAATGTTTGTTTTTTGAAGAATTTGTGGAATTCTGTTTCTCTTATTTCCTTGTTTTGTATTCTTAAAAATACATACCAGGATGGTCTCCAATTTATCTGATTATATCTTATTGGACATTTATTCAGATAAGTATAAACAGTAATACTATTTACGACCATTGCGACGTACACTATTAGCTATTCTAAGTAATAATACGTTTATTTGCGCTAAGCTCCAGTCTGTTACACTTAGAATATAAGCTTTTGTAGCTTCAATTCCTCTGCCGTTTATAGACATATCGCTTACATAGCGCTCTGTAAATGCTTTCATCATATCATTACTGATATCTGGCATTTTTGTACCACGAATAGATTGTCTATAAGGTGGTAATGGGCATACTTCTGAGTATTCATGCTCGAAGAACAAGAATGCATCTGGATTATTACATACATTTTGTATTTCAATTGAATCCTCAGATAATATTGTAAACTTACCTCTTTGAACAAGATCATTCATAAGTAATGCAGAAGTAATTCTTAAACATGGTACTTCTCCTACTATATTGGCTAACAATTCATAGTTTTCTCCAATAATACGGTAGATTCCAGGATGGTTTAGTTTCATGACTTTTTGTTTATTTCTTTTTGAAAGTTATTTACTACTCCTGATATTGCAGACATACTTAGGTCTGGATATTTATCTAAGAGTTTACTTATCGCTTCAGATTCTGAGCGAGATTGATTAAGAATACTGATAAATTCAGTTCGTTCGGCTTTAGAGTCAAACCATGCAAAGTATCTTATACGCATTGTTGTTTATAATTTCTTGCTTTTTCTTCAAGTTCTCGAAATTTTCTCTCGTCTTCAGGAGTCAAATTACTTGCATCTATAAGATGAATAATTTCAGTGCCTCTTGTTTCCCAAAAGAAGAATATATTTCTTACTTTAGAAATTCCTTCTTTATAGTGATACTTATTCTTGTAACACTGTGGTACTACAGAATTGATACGTTGTACCAATTTCTCTTTCATTCTTAATTCCTTACTAGCCTTGTCTAGAGGTTCAGGAAGTTTTTCTCTGATAAATTTTATTAATCCCATTTCAAATTAATATTTATTGATTAAACTTAATTTAATTTGTAGTAAGTAGGTGACTCGAACACCTTATCTCTTAGTAATACCTAAGGCTTCACTACCATGCAAAGCTTACTTACTCCAGCTTTTTACGACATTAGCTTAGCCGTTAGATTACTTACGCTACTAAGCGAGTGTAATCTGTTACATAAAAGTTGCCAGTTATGGCTTTATTGACCTATTCTATTTCCTCTGTGTCGCTGTCAAAACCATAATGCCCCGATTGCAGCTCAGTTGCCATTTGTGTTATTTCACACATGAGGAAGAGTTACCCATCACAGGAGCTGCTACTGGTTCGAGTCGAACGAACATAGTGGAGCATACGGGAATCGAACCCGTGTCCAAACGACGATTCAATAGACCTAACAGTCAATGAGTTTATAAGATTAATTAAAGTATAACTCACGTGCAGAATTAAGCCATCCTTCCAGCTTTATTATTTAACACTGTTCACAGCACTCTCTACAGGTAGGCCTTCGTTATGTTATACAATACTCCTGCTATTTTTATAATTAATCTTATTAGTGGGTATATAGCCGACCAAAGCTATATACCCTATGGTCTTGAGAATGGTTAGTTCTCTTTATTACTGATCTTGATGATACTCGAATAATGATATATGACGAAACATATATGATACAAGATACACATTATTCAGTCTGATTTGATATCTCGACTAAAGCAGTTCAGTACTATTACTAATACGGGACAATCTTATTGTCGCGATCTCAGACATATGATCAGTAGTACACAATAATTCCACACTAATGATACAAAGATACGTAGTATGACCTGTTAATTCAGGTCTTTGTGTCGTCCAATATACTTTCGGCCCGTAGGGCGCTATAGATATTCCTCCATAAACACTAAACTTGTTTAGATACAAAGATACTCAAGTTTGGAATCTCTTTTATTTTAGTTTTTTAGCCTGATTAACCGTTACGGCGGGGAATCAAACTATTCCAGCGATAAGACCAGGAATTGGGGAAGATTTCGTCAAGTTCGTTTTGAGACTTGTCAATATCTTTGTCAATTTCAATGAGGTCCTTGTCAAACTGCTTCTTCAGTGCTGGAGCTTCATCATTCCAGGCCGTAACTGGCTTCTTACCACTCTTCACTTCTTCTGCGAGATTGTGCAAGTCCTTCATATAGGTCTTCATTCTCTGGTTCACGCGGTTACTACGGCGTAACTGCAATGCTGCGGACTTCTCAGTGTATTCACACTTTTGAACCACGTCGATGAGTTCGTTCGTAAGTTTTTCCTTACGGCGCTCGGCAATCTTTTCAGCTGCTTTCTTTACTACGTCATCGGTTACTTTGTTCGCGTTAGAGATAGACTCTTGAATGTCATCACTCTCGTTGTTTACATCAAAGATGTTCAATTTGTTTTCTTCTGCCATTTTGATAAATTTTTAAATGTTTGATACTATAGTTATTAATCACGAAATAATTTCTATGAAATTACATTTTTTAAAATATCTTTCTCTAGCTTCATATACTGCTACAGTGATATTTATAGGATAAACTTCTATCGGCCTATATTTCTGTTTCTCACACCAATACATTGCTGCTTCAGTTGTGAGCTTCCCAAAGTAAGCTACAGCTCTAATTCTTTCTTGAATATTCTCTGTAGCATTTATTTTAACTAAGGGATTGGTTGACCTACCCATTGTGTAAAGATTCTCTACGTTCTTTGTTCAGCCTAATTTTGCGTTGGCGATAACTTTCTCTCTCACCTGCTTTTATAAGCTTACGATTACTGTATGATTCTTTACGCTTGTTAGTATTCTGTGATATTAATATAAGATATCTACTAACACGTTTTTCTTCTGTTTTCAACTCATTTTTGAGTTTATTAGCAGCTTCTTCACATACTTCTATGTAGTCCTGTCTAGAATTCTTCTCTAGTTTCTCTAGTCTAATAAATTCCTCTAGGACTTTTATTCTTTTAGTCTTACTCATTTTTGATAATTTTAAGATTAAAAAAAGAACTATCTTGCTTATTCGTATATCTTATTCGCAAGTAACCCATATCCTTCTTCTGACCTAAGCGTTATGCTTGGTTGACCGTTGTATAGTCCATTGTACTCTTGAATAGTAGTTTAGCACTACTAAACTTCCATTAGGGTTTTGGTTATAAATAGTTCTAGGTTGACTGAAATCCACCATACTAACAATTTAAATTAGTAATATATAACAGCGGGCGGATACTCTGGCGGAATATCCTCCTTGGACTGTTCAAGTTGCATTCTGAGTTTACACTCATGAGTACATTCACTACAGTTAATTTTATTGTTAAGTGTAGGACAATCGTTTATAACTAGATATAATTCTCTTTGTAAAAGAGAGTTTGTTCTAGCTACTTCTGACAAAATGATGTTGGGATCTTGCCCAAATATAGGAGCGTATTCTTTGACAGTGTTAATATAACACTGTATTAAGCTCCTTTTGTCTATTTCCATGACTTCTTTCGATTGTAAGGCTCCATTTTCTTGTGCTTAGGCTTCTTTTTGAAGTCTTTCTGCTGATTTTCGTATTCTCTTTCTGTTCTTGCCATAACTAGTACAGTTTGAGAATGGAATCAAAACCTTTGATTATCTCGGGAAGCTTTGATAAACCGTAGTTGTGCAACACTATTTTTACCTTAGAAGCTGAACTCTCTGGAGTATTGATAATAATACGTAATACTCTAGTTGTAGCCTGGTCTTCTTTGTTAAGAAGATACTTCAGTAATTCCTTACGGAATACGCCTTCATCCATCATTGATGGAGTTCCGATTTCATTGATGATGTTGCTACAAAGTTCACTTACAGCCTTTACAGTAGTTGATATAGCAGCTTTGTCAGTATTTGCTACAGGAGCTATTACTACTTTTTGCAGTAAGGCTTCTGATACTTCTTTGTCATCTAACGTTGCCGCAGATATATCTTCAATCTTCGCACTTGTGTTATTGAACACTAATTCAGCCATTTTTCTGATGATTTCATCATAATTCTTCTCAGGAGCTTCTCCATGGAAGGTAATAATAATTGCTTTCATTTTACTTTGATAGTTAATTTAATAGTTATTTTAACTGTTATTGCATATTCATCTAATTCAATATGAATAGCATCAGTAGGTAATTTACTGATAATAGGTAGTGGTGGATCTACCTTAACATTCATATCTGGATGAGATTTACACAGAGTTCTTGCTTTACTTAAGGGTATACCTAATATTTTAGTACAAGCAAGCAAATTTGCTAAATAATGGTCTGTACCGAATTTTATTTCAGTAAGTTTACGACCTTCTTCTACTTTAATACGAGGCATTAGTTCCCTCCTTTGTTAATTTCTTTTTCATATTACTTAATGTTTTAAATTGTTAATATTATTGACGACGACCAGGATACTCTGGATTTTATTTTAAGTTAGTATCAACTTTGTTTTCGTTCTTTCTTAGAATAAATAGTATCTATTCTAATCGCATTTGTTAATAATAAGATAACAACACTTTGTTTCTATGACTCTCTCTATAGTTTTAACTCATAAGCAGGATTGCTGTCAAACTTTCCTTATTGGAGTACCTGATTTTAACGTCTGCACGATTATAAACACAAATACGAGTATCTCGGATATTACCCGCTATTGCCGTATTCAAGGGAATAATATACGATATGCATTTACTTACGCCCCACAGGTTTGTCATCTTCTGAGGACGTATACTCTATCTTCACAGACTGAGTATACTTTTAACTTAAAAATAAAAGGAATTATAACTAAAATCACAAAGCGAGGTTTATTACTTTATTCTCTCTTTACGAAAGTAGTATCTTTAGTATTGTTATAAGTATTAGACAATTTATCTAATGAGTCTTTATAGTGTTGACTTCTGGCTCCACTCATTACTTTGTTATAAGTACTTCTGTTCGATTCATATATAGTTACGATGTCACTATTAGACAATGAAGTTCCATGTTGCCTTAGTATATCTATTAAGACAACGTCTGGCATTGTAAGAAATACACTGTCTATGTGCATGTAACGTTTTGTGTCTTCTCGAAACTGAAGAACTTCCTGTATTGTAGGTACAATTTCAGTATAAGCTGTGTCAACACAAACTTGTTCTACATTATCCTTTTCAGGATTGATGAGATTGCTAACTTTATCATGACAGATAAAAGTTAGTGCGCTAGCAACTAACATTCCTAATAGAATTAGGATTGTTGCTAAACTCCAGGCTATTGCTGAGCCTCTTCCTTTTGAAGAATCTTGTAATTCATTTTCCATTTTTTGATAAATGTTTAATAGTTAATAAATATGAGAACTTAATCTATACCAAACATATGTTTCATATATAATGGTCTAAATGTTTTAGCTGCATATTCTGCGGCATCTCTACTAATGAATCGTAGATGAGCATCTGTATAACTGTAAGTACCATTAATGCCGTCGCCAGAACTCAGACCGGAAAAACCTGCAATAGAACCATCTATAATCCTTTCCCATTTAATGTACCACCAATTATACCATGTGCTAATACGTTCATTTTGTTTATACTTTGGTGTCCATGGTTTATTACCATTAGCAATGAAATTAATTGCTTGAGTAATAGTACACAACTGCATATACAGTAGTACGTGCTCCTCTAATTTCCTACGCTTGTCAATAGGTTTAATACCTAATACTTTACAAGCACTTTTGTAATCTTTTACTTGTTCAAACATAATTTTGATTAGTATTTGTTTAACATTTTGGATAACTGTTTAATTTGATTAGATATTATATTAAAACTAACTCTGTCTATATTTTTTATTGACTTAGCTACTTGTTCTAAATCTTCTATAACTTCTCTAATAGCTGCTTTAATACTTACTCTAGTAAGAATACTAATAGGTACTCTTGCTCCTAATTCCTGTAATTTTTTGTTTCGAGCTTCAATAGCTTCAGGAAATGTAGCAAATGTTCCCACTTGGATATTTTCACCATTGTGACGTATTATCACACGATAAGGCTTACTCTTATTATATCTACATAGATATATGTACTTTTGACTTTTACTTCTCGTCATTTTATAGTATCTCCTACAAAATAAGTATTATAATATAGATAATCTCTAACATATACCTCTTTAGTCTTTTTACTAAAAGGGTTCATGAGTTCTAACACATAAGTGTCTGAGTTCCGTATATACTTATTAGTCACAATATAGTTCTTATACTGTGCTTTAAGTTCTACATAATTATAATAATCATAGTCTGCACAATATTTACTTATTGATACTGTTGCTATTAATATTATAATTAATGCAATTAAAAATTCACTGATACTTGTGAGTACACTATTTGAATAACTTCTTCTGATTGTCATACTATGCTATTCTGATATATACTCTAGTAGGTTCGTTATCTTCCCATTTTACATTAGGGAAAGCTTCTTTTGGGAGTACTAGACTATTGAACGTATTTGAATTTATCCAGTAAGATTTACTCTTTTTTGGTTTTTCACAGAACAAAAATAACGCTCCATTTTTTTCTCTTGCTACCCATGCTCGAATTGATTTCTTTGCTCTCATAATTATTGTTTTTAAGTTAATGAATGTACTCAGAGCGGGAATCGAACCCGCACGATTGTAATAATCATCAGAGTTTAAGTCTGAAGCGTCTACCAATTTCGCCATCTGAGCATTGTTGTTAATAAATTATTAATAATCTCACTATTATTGAAATAATTGCTGTTCCTCCACTAATAGTACTTATTATAAATAATGTTCTAAGTACGTTGTTTACTGTTTTTGAGTATGGTGCTTGCATAGTACAAGCTGCTATTATTATTGCTAATATACCACAAAATACAGTAATTAGTGTTGCTATTGTTTCTATCATAATTTATTGATTAAATTGTTAATAAAAAGTAAGGCATTAGTTTTCATAGGTACAAACTGGAAGATTTATTTAACCTATTACTTAACACACTCGCCACGTGAAGGCTGCCTTATGAGTGCAACTAGTATACCTATATTCACATATAAATATACTAGCAATACTACTCTTAGTATTCTACAAATCCATATTAAGCTAACGGAACATAATAAGTTGAGGACTATCCTACGCTTAGGACTAATAAGTATAACATGATTCAGAAGTTCACTATTGCATTAGTATATGGAAGGTTGTTATACTGCATGATTTTAAAGTCTGCACTAATACTAACTAATATTATGTATTGCAACTTTCAAATACACAATTAATAACTTTTTATTCTGTGATATTTGCTTTAAGTTGTCGAATAGCTTCGTCACTAGATGAATAATAGTCAATATTGTTAGATATAAGCCCCACATGCTTGTCAAGGATTCTCACCTTAAAGAGGAGAGTATGATTATCCTTTGAACATACTCTCTGGCTTACTGAAAAATGTTATAGGACAGCCACGTCCCTGGATTTTACTTTGTACACTAGCTTTTTCTTCCTATACGGTACATGTCTTTGATTTCTCTGCACTAATACTTAGGTATAAACGTAACTATAAAAGAATTTCCAGAATACTATTTGCAACTATTATTCCTTCTATTGAGATATAGGTTTATTTATATGCGCTCCTAAGATATAAGCCCCACAAAGTTGACACTGATTCACACAGTGTAGAAATAGAGTAAGCGCATTAATATAGCTATGGAAAACACCACTATAAGCTATGCTAAGAGCTACGTACGATATGCCGTCTCATTTTCTCTTACTCTATTAACACTTAGAATATTACATCTGACCGTAATATATTACATTTGCCTGTGAAGCGCAAATAACTAAGAGAGATACTTATTGTTCAGTTAGTATCAGACTGTCAAGAACCTCATTAAGCCTATCGAGGTAATAGCTTATTCCCATCTATACTTGCTTTGGTTAGTTACTACTAAAGGGTGCACTCACAGCGAACCTAACTGTGCCCTTACCACGTGGTTTTACTATCCTATCTATTTGTGCATAATAAATATGATAGCTTCTTTGACTCTGCATTTATCAGACTTGTCACTGTCTACGGTAGCATTAAAGAAGAAAGTATAATAATATAGTCCTTAGCGTTACCTAAGTCTTTATAAGGGCATACCTAACTTATATTATTATACTTTAACGTGGTTAAGCTATGTTTCACAACATATGAAGATAATTTGCATTTCATAGAATAATTACTTTGCGAATAATTTGTGCATTTTACACCTAAAACTTATAACTACGTAACGCATAGCCTGAATATTACACGTTCTCTATCAGTCCACAGAATTCACTGCTTCACACGGCAGCTGAGTACGCCCTTACGTCTGCCAACTATACTATTATAAGAAACTGGTGCCCTCAATGTCTTGGGAAGTTATTGAGTTTTTTAAAGTAACAGACTATTATTTCTCCGGTCTGTCAGCAGATACTTGTATAATGCGTGATACGGGTTAATAAGTTAATGGTTGTCCTCCTTGAGGAGCTTGCGTGAAGGTTGGTTGTTGACCTTGTGCTGTAGGAGCTGCAGCAGGTTGTACTACTTGTCCTCCAACTATTTCAGGTTCTGGAGTAGTTGATATAAGCTGAGGAGTTTTGTCTTCTTCAGCTGGTATACAATAAGCACTGAATGCTCTTTGTCCTACTTCTTCAGGAGAACCTCCACGTATCCATTGTTTTTCTCCGAATTCGTCAATGTAATATTGACAGAATATACGTAATGTGGTGTAAAGAATGGGTTTTCCACCTTTCGATACAAGCGAACCAGCTTTGATTGCTTCTCTTGCTGGTCGATTTGCTGTTGCAGGTTGAGCTGGATGGTCTGACAGATGTTGTTTGTAGAACTTCTGTGGTGGACACCAGTCAATCCAACATCCTGTTACATACTGTAATTCTTCAGGAATTGGTTGGTCTGTTTGTGCTGCTCCTCCATGTTGGATTGATAATAATGGAGTAAGCATGTTTACAATGGGTTGAATGAAACAAGTAAATGTTTGCGGTTCTTCCCAAATACACATTACATTTTGAAGCTTAGCAACTACATATTTAGTGCCTGCATTTTGCTTGCCTGCTTCAACTGTTTTGATTAACGGTTCGATTAATTTATAACGTGCCATGACATGATACACTTACCTATACAGTGTGAGGTTTTTGGTGATTGTTAAATATAGCTATATATTACTTGATGAGGTAATACATTAAAAAAGGAGAGTGTAGAGATTTGATGTGTGCGTTTTCACATAAACAACTGCTTAATCCGAAGCCTTATTTTTTAACGGTCTTAGACCTCGGCTTGGTTTTTCATTAAGTTCTTACGTCGATGAAAACACTATACAAGTTCCTCTTTCACTTCTCCCAATGGTTGGCAGCTGTGCCTGATTTGCCTCCTGTGCGCAGCCTTTGTGGCAATACTGTGTACTCAGTATCTGTTCTTACGAATACGTTTGTACTCTTCTACCATTTCATGTAATACATTGTTAGTAGTTACAAATATAGTGTAATTAGCACTAACAGTGGCAGAGTCATATAACTCAGGATGAGATATTATCTTGAACGACTCTTTGAGTGTTGCAATCTCATTAGGGAACAGCTTTCTATAAGGATAGTAAGACAGCATGATTAGCCAATAGCCGATGTATAGTTTGATTTTGGACATATATAAAGTTTTTAAAGTTAATAATCAGCAAAAAAAGGGAAGACCACATTGTGGTCAATCCCAATTAAACCAAGAGTCAGCATACTCCTCATCACTGTCAGAAGGAGTAAAAATACAATCTGATAACATAAGCTTATGAATTACAGTTAATAATGCAAAGTCTGGCAGTAGTAGCTGATTTGTATCCTGTTGCTAAAGTATAGTAACACAGATAACAACTACCCGGGGACTTCCCGATTTCTAACAGGGGTGGGGGATTTGTTTTGTGGTAGTCCACACACGGGCATTTATACCTCTAAATTTTTTATAAAATTTGTTAAATTTTTGTAATTATTATTAATCAATGCGTTATAATAGTATGAATGTTGAGTATAAAATAATAGGTAATGCTATTCCTTTTAGTAAGTCTATAGAGTTATATAAGAGATCTGCTTACATAGGACCTACAGATGATGGATGGTCTGAAATAGTAAAAGTAGATGAACAGTATTACGTGGTACAACAAGGTCTGCCAGAGTATGAAGGGCACGTATATATGATACCAGTAGAAATAATAGAAGATAAAATTTAACTAATATGAAACTAATAGAATCTAGCGTACAGATAATTGAGGAGAAAGATCCTTATAAGATGATAGAGTTAGCAGGGAGAACTTGTTATAAGAGTGAGAATAATATAACAGAAGATAGTGCTAAAGAGTTTGTAGATCGTATGATCAAGTTAGGGCATGGAGCTATACTAGAACACGGTACTATTTATCTTACTATTGCTAAGACAGCTATGAACATTGGAGATCCTATATTCTATATTAGAAATAAGTACTCTAAAGTAAATGAAGATGATTATTTCTATTATATAACTACTAATATGCGTGTTATAGTAGAGAATAATAGATTAGATGATTTACAATATCAAGTAGAGCCTACAGAGCATCATGAGATACGTATTACAGCGAAATTTATATGTGATAGAGGAGTAAGTCATGAGTTTGTAAGACATAGAGTATTTAGCTTTGCACAGGAGTCTCAAAGATATTGTAACTACTCTAAAGATAAATTTAATAATGAAATTACCTTTATTATGCCTTCTTGGTGGAATTATAACAGTTCTATTATAGAATCTGGAGAAAGATATTTCTGCGAAATATTACAGAAATGCGAAGACTATTATAAATCATTGCTTGATATGGGTTATAAACCTCAAGAAGCAAGAGTAGTACTACCTAATGCTACTAAAACAGAACTAGTAATGACAGGTTTTGAAAGTGATTGGGAAAATTTCTTTGAACTTAGATGTAGTAAAGCAGCTCATCCTGATGCACAGAAGTTAGCTAATGAGCTAAAAGAATTGTTAATAAATGTTAAAAAGTATTAACATTATAGCGTTAAATAATCATAAATAATGTTAATAAATGTTAAAGAAATGGTAACTAACACATAGTATGAGACGTTTATAGGGGAGTAAGAGGGGTTACTAATACAGACTAATAAGTTCTATATCATAAGTAAGCCATTATAATTACTCTTACTTTAGATAACACTATACTTAAGATAATACATATGAATAAAGTAAATAAGATAGATAAGGCTTACTCTGGTAAGATAGTATATCATGGTAATAAACCATATCAGTTAGTACCAGAGTTGAAGAAAGGTATGTGTGAAGGTTGTAGTTTGTATAATAGTAGTTGCCCTACTAGAGTTACTGGTTACTGTACTCAAGGTTATATACTAAAGAAAGTAATATTATGATGCACAAAACAGAATATTATCCAAATACTCATGGACTAAAATATATATATAATAAATTATTAAGCCTAGGTGCAACTATAAACAATCATTCTGTAATAGAATATGATGATACTGTAAAACAAAAAGTAATATCATCATATATAAGCGATGGTGAATCACCAGATATGGCTAAATATATAGTTGATTACTTTGAATATATTTATGAACACAGGTAAGAAGAATGATTTTCAGGATGGCAAATTAAGATGGGATTTACTACCATTAGAAGAGATTGAAGACATAGTAAAGCTTTATACAGCTGGTTCTATTAAGTATGGAGATAATAACTGGCAAGGCTTGGAAAACGGTTATCAACGTTATAAAGCAGCTATGTTAAGACACTTACTTGAGTATGAAAAAGGAACTAAGATTGACGAAGAAACTAAAGTAAATCATTTGGCTGCTGTAGCTTGGAATGCAATAGCTATGCTTTACTTAGATAAGCGCGGAAAGGGAAAAGTAAATGACAATAAATGATCCAGAGTTGACAAAGATAATAAAGAATAAACTACCTATAGATATAAATGGTAAACAGTTTATAGTAGAATCATCCAAAGGAGGTAAATGTGATGGTTGCTACTTTCAAAATCAATTAACTTGCCCAGTTAAAGCAGTTACTTACTGTACTTCTAATGGCGGTAATATACTTAAAATAAAGCAATAAAATAAGAACCTATGACTATACTTTACGTTATAGTATTAAACTAAGTTAAAGAATATGAACGAAGATAAAGTATTAGAAACAGTTTTAGAGAAACTTAATTATACCTTCTTAAAGGATGCATTGGTGAAGCCTTTAGACCCTATTATGGTTACTAAGGAAATTACAGAGCAAATTCCTACAGGGGAGAAGGATGAAGAAGGATATAATAAGTATGAAACAAAGACAGAAACAAAGGAAGTAGAATCTGAATGGGCTACTGGTATTGTTTTAGCCTTGCCATCTTCATATAAAGAAGATGAATTAAATGTCGGAGATAAGGTAGTATATAATAAGAAATTTGCTAAAGACTTCGATCTATTCAAAAACAGTCAATTAGTCAAAACATACGATATAATCGCAATTTGTAAATAATCAATATTTATACATACATGAAATTTTTATTATAAATATTACAGATAAACCCTGGCTTTGGCTAGGGTTTTTCTTTATATATACCTTAAATGTTAACAAATGTTAAAAAGTATTAACAAATTTTTAACATAACCGTTTTAGGTTTAGTAGAACAACAATAGCTATTAAAAGTAAAAGTATGAAAAATTTAAAAGTAGTAAAAGAAGACGGATTCTTTAAGAAAGGTGATCTTCTTTCTTATAATGAAGAATTGGACGCATATACTCTTGATGTATACTGTGGTGATAAGTTTAGATCAGCAATGATAGATACTAATACTGCTGAAGAATTAGTAGAGAAAGAGATTATGGTAGAAGTAGATTCTACATCTGATACTGTTAAAGATACTATAGAGTTCTTAGAAGAGAAAATCAAAGAATATAAGCAGAATCTTAAAGAAAACCAGGAAAAATTTGAAAAAGGAGAATTACAACCCTGCGTTAAAGTAGAATCCGAAACAGTACTTTACAATTTAATTAAATTTGCAGATAACGTTAAAGCTAGACTAGAAAATGAATAAATTGGTTAAAGGAGTATCTAAAACCGATTTATATAATGAATTTCTAAGAAGCCTTAATGGTATCCTTAAACTTACTGATAGGGAGTTAGAACTATTATCTACATTTATACAAATAGATATAAATACTCCTAAACTCCCTAATATCAGTAAGAATGTAATTAGTACTGAGAATAGAAAGTATATCAGAAAAACCCTTGGTATTACTCCAGATAACTTAAGTAGATATATTACTAAATTTAAGAATTCTGGTATACTTGTAAAAGGTAAAATTGAGGATGAAGTAATAGTTAATAAGGCTTTAATACCAGAAGTAATCGGTGATAGAGTACAAATAACTATAATTTTAAGATTGAACAAAGATGAAAATACAATCAACAATGCTTGAACCAGGTTCCATTATAGTTTGGAAAGATTATAATTTCCTTAAGAAAGCTTGGTATGGTCTATGGAATAAGCATTTGCCTTACAATAGGTTTACTCTTATTACTCAGAAAACGGAGTTACTAAGTATTAATGGAAATTTTGATAACGAAACAGCAATATACGAACCTATACGTAAGTATAGTAAATTAGAAGCTAATAAACTAGCTATAATAGCTAATGACTTACATTACTCTAGTAATTGGTCGGATATAGCAGATGTTATTAATATAATTAGACCAAATACTATCAGTGGACCTATTACTCTAAATGAATGTAGATATTATAAAAGAGTAAAGTTCAATGAAAGATCAACCCAGTATATATACTAAACTAAGTAATAAGTACAACTTACCTTATTAGATCATCGAAGTAATATGTAATAGTCCTTTTAGGTTTACTAATGAAGCTATAACTAATTAGGATAATAAACCTATCAGATTTACTTACTTGGGTAAAATTAAATTAAAGAAAAGATATGAAGAAAATACTTAATACATACGATCCTGTAATTTATCCTAGAAAGCTATGGGTAGCTAACTATGCTGAAGGTTTAGATAAGAAATTCGTATTTTGTAATATAGAAGACTTTAACATAGTTAATGAAGATACCTATAAGAGCTTAGTAGAAGAGTTTTATGAAGAGTATACTGCGGCAGTTACAATACCAGTACACTACAAAGCTACAGGAGAAGCAGGTGTATTAGTAGTTATTTTTAATCCAGATAATCTTGAGGATGCAATAAATACCATTGCTCACGAAGCTACACATGTTACAGATTACATGTATGATTCATTAGGTTTGTCAGCAGAATGTTTTCATAGAAATGAAAACTATGCATATTTACTTGGATGGGCTGCAGGCTCTATAAGTAGTAGTTTAATTAAATTTAAAGAAGAAAATGACTAAAGAAGAAAGCATTGCAATGTGGAAAGTAGAGAAAGCTCATACAGACAAGAATCTACTTACAAAGAAAATGAACAAACTCTTTGACTTAGTAGAAGAGTTGATTATGAATGGAGATCTTATGTATGATCAGTTTAGTGGTGATATGCTAGATGAAGTAACTACTACTATTATAGAAAATGGTAAGAATGAAACTAACTTAGATAGAGCTGCACAGATTGATCTTATATGTGAGAGATTATATGAAAAATATACGAAGCAACATAACAACTCAGAGTCTGGAGAAGGAGATAATGGAGTTCTAGCAGATAATACAGAAGTATCAGATGAATCCGGAGTATGTACATCCGAAGATACCTCTGACACTAGCATAGAGCATACTACAGAAATTGAGTAAAGAATATTATTTGGGTTACAGAATAGATTAAAAATTAAACATTATGAATAAATATATTTTAACTGAGCAACGTGCACTTATAAAGCTTGATACAGAAACACTAAAGGTCAATAGTATTGGTAATTCACATAATGTAAATTATATATGGCTTATCGAAGAAGACGGAGTTATTACTTACTTTGGCAAAGAATACGAAGTAAAAGCAGGTAATGTAGTGATGTTGATGTATCGAATTGGGGATGAGGAACACGGTGATGTCATTGTAATTGATAACAAAGATCTTACTAATCACTACGAACGTAGAAAAAAATACTACGAAGAGCAAAAGGTCAGAGAGAAAGCTAAAGATTATTGCTATGACTGTGAATGTGTATCTCAAAGTTGCTAATTATGGATAAATTATTAATTGATTAGTATGGTACTAAGACTCTGTATAATACAGAGACTAATTCCATCAAAACTACACCCTCAGACTTTGATGTTAGATGTGCATTCTTTGCTGAATAGGACGGACAGATAATTACTGAAACCGAAGTAGTAGACTATAATGCAGGTGATTTAATACTGTACTTTGTACATTGGAACGGTGTTGATTATGACACTAAAGCAGTAATATGTACTGATATAGTCGCTAAGGATGACATCAGCAGATGGTTCAAAAGTCTGACTAAGAAGATCGAATCTAATGAAACTATTTGATATTCAAGGAGGTAAAGTAATTATTCATTCAGATGCTTTAGGTATCCCGTGCTTTAAGAAAGTATGGGATGCTGATAAAGCAGATAAAGAATATGCTACTAAAGTAATCAGTTATATAGTACTAATGAACAAATGGAATAGCCCATATGTTCAAAGTATGGAGGCTGAAACTAGAGAGCCCAAACTCAAAAAGGAAATATTTGGTGATGAAAACTACCAACTTACTGCTGAAGAAATTAGCTGTGAAAATGACTATAAAGCATTCTGTCATACTCGTACGTTGGAGATGCTTGATAACATGAGATTAAAGCTAGATAGTATCAGTAAGTATTATAAAGAGTCCCTTGACGATACTCTTGATGAAAAGAAAATTAAAGACCTATTAGCTGGTATGACATCGGTAGGTAATGTACTTAAGAGTATAGATACTTTAGAGAATATGGTTAAAGCTGAAGAAGTAGCCATAGGTAAAGTTAAAGGTGATGCCAAGATTAATCCTTATGAGTTGGCGAGATAATACAGCAAAATGCAACCTAATTTAAACAACACGTTTAGAACAATATAAAGATAAATTATGAAAGCACAATACGATATTACAATTGATTTGACTAAAGGTCAGGAAGAATTCTGGAGACAGATTGATGAAATAGACAATATTCTGAAGCCTAAAAAGGGTTTATGGAGCAGAATCAAAGCTTGGTTCAAACGATAATTTTGATGGCCTAACGTGGGGGCTTAATACCCACGTAACTAACGGCGCGTGATGTACGATAGCATGGACGGTCTCTAAAACCGTGTGGCCTCTGAAGCCGACCGGGTGGGTTTGACTCCTACCGCGCCGACCAATTTTAAATCTTGAGAGTATGCAAGGTGTATATCAATTAGGACCAGATAGATTTAAATACTTAGCTGGTCATACTATCGCTGGTAATAAGGTTTTCTTCATATACAGGGAAACTGACCTAAAGGGTTTACTAAAAGCGGTAGAAGAATTTAAGAAATAAACTAAGTGAAGTATGGCGCGCATACAACGTAACCACCTGAGTCCCTGTCTAATTCTAGATGTAGTCAACACGCAGGTCCGAATCGTAAGTCGGGGAGTTTGACGTAGTATCTCCTACAAACTACGTGCACTGTGAGGATTTGGACATATTAGCACAATTAAAGAATGAGGATGTCTATTAAATGTGTTAATATCGCTAGTTCGATTCTAGCCCTCACAACCATGGAAAAGTTAAGAGATAAAAACGTACTTATTGAAGTACAAGGTAAGAGTTACTGGCTTGATAAAGAAGCCTACGACAAGATGAAAGAATGGGTAAAAAAGAGAGAACTTGAATTTCCAAAAAGATGGTTGACTTTAACAAAAAAATAATCAATTCAAATAAATTTCGACAACCTGCCTTGTAGTTTCTAGCTACAGGGCATTATTGTTAGTATCCTGAAGGTACCTCGGAATACTTCAAATACTGGGACGAAGAACAAGATAGATGTATTAATGGTTATACTGCTGATGATGGCGATTTCATCAGTGGCTATAACTATTTTTATTTAAATTACTGTCCTATATCCCGTATTGTTAATCATATTACTACTGATAAAGATGGCAGTACTGTAGTAAAGCGTATAAATGAAGTTAGTTTTCCAGACTTCTGGGACTATGACTATTACTATTTTAATGCTGTTCAAGAAGCAGAAACAGTGGGTAAACATCTATGTCTACTTAAATCAAGACGTAAGGGTTTCTCTTACAAAGGTGGTTCTATGGCATGCCGTAATTTCTATTTGATACCTAATAGTAAAACATTCATATACGCATCTAATAAGCAATACTTAACAGATGATGGTATTCTTACTAAAGCATGGGATTACATGGACTTCATAGATAAGAATACGGCTTGGGGTAAGAAACGTAGTGTTAATACTCAGATGCGTAGACGAGCTGGTTTCTATACTAAAGACGATTATGGTAATGTAATAGAAATGGGTTACAAGTCAGAGATTATCGGTGTTACTTTGAAAGATAATCCTGATGTAGTTCGTGGTAAGAAAGCCAACCTTATTATGTTTGAAGAGGGTGGTTCTTTCTCAGAATTAGGTGCTGCATGGCAGATTGCTAGACCTTCTGTAGAAGTAGACGGTATAGCCTTTGGTACAATGATTGTATGGGGTACTGGTGGTGATGAAGGCTCTGCATTCGAGACCATGAAAGACATGTTTTATAACCCAGACGGTTATAACTGTTTAGGTTTTGATAATATATGGGATGAAACAGCGACTACTAACAAATGTGGTTTCTTTGTACCTCAGTATACCAATCTAGATATACGTGATAAAGATGGTAAGCGTATATACATGGATGATGATGGTAATACGTTTAAAAAGAAATCATTAGAACATATATTAGCTGAAAGACAAGTAGTAATAACTAATGCTACTAGTAATGCAGCTGTAGACCGTTATGTTGCAGAACGTCCCATTACTCCGGCTGAAGCTATGCTAGAATTTAATGGTAATATATTCCCTAAAAAGGAATTACAGGAATAGTTATCATTACTTAGGACTAATAAGAAATTATAGAACCATAAACAAGTAGGAGACTTGATTCAACAACCAGATGGAACTATTAAATGGGTAATTAAGAAGACTGGAGATATAACTCATTATCCATTAAGAACCAAAAGAGATGAAGTTACAGGGGCTTTAGTAGGTTATGATCCTACTGGTTCTATAGTAATATGGGAACACCCTAACAAAGACGCTAGTGCAGGTCTTTATATAGCTGGTATTGACTCATATGATTATGACGAATCAAGTACCACATCTCTTGGTTCTTGTTTTATATATAAGCGTATACAATCTATAGAACAATATTCTGATATTATAGTTGCTGAATATACAGGTAGACCTAAATCAGCAGAAGAGTTCTATGAGAATGTAAGAAAATTATTGCTGTATTACAATGCTAGAGCAATGTATGAGAATCAAAATAAAGGTATCTTTGTTTACTTTACTAATAAGCATTGTGACTACTTACTAGCTGATTAGCCTGATATTATAAACGATATTGTTGGCAACTCTAAAGTAAACCGTAAGAAAGGTTGTCATATGAATAAGTAGATTAAACAATGGGGAGAAGGTTTAATAAAAGATTGGTTAAATGATGAGAATTCAGCTGGGAAAAAGAATCTATATAATATAATGTCTGAGCCCCTACTTGAGGAATTGATTGCTTATAATGATGTTGGTAACTTCGATAGATGTTTAACGAAAGGTACTTTAATCACAACGGATAAAGGAGATGTACCTATAGAAGAAATATGCATAGGAGACTTAGTATTAACAGACAAAGGCAATTATAAACCTGTTACTTGGACAGATAAGCACGTTCATGACGGTAATATCGTAACTCTACAGTATTCTGGAGATTATTAGAAATTAATTTGTACAGATAACCACCCTATCTTGGTTAAGTATACAGATAAATTATCGCATAAGTTCAGAAACTTAAACAGTCTAAGAGAGAACTTTCTAAGAGCAGATCAATTAAATTATAAATATCAATTTGCACTAGTACCTAAGAGAAGTATTGAGAGTAAACCAAGAACTATAAATGACAGGATGTTATATTTACTTGGATGGATAATGGGAGATGGATATTGCAAACCTAAGAGTAACGAAGTAAAAATAACATACTAGTTAGATCAACTGAAATGTGCAGAATAGTGTAAACAAATAATTGAAGAATTTGACGACTCTGTTCCTTGTAAAATAGTAAAAGATAAATCTAAAAACTGTTACAGATTATTTGTGTATTCTAAAAAATTACATAAGTTAGCAACTAACTTTGGTTGTATACCAAATAATAAGAAAATTAATTACACAGTATATAATAATCATGCGGATCTAATACCGTTTGTATTAGGTTTATTAGAAGCGGATGGACATTAGAAATATAATGTAAATTACGACGGTAGTAATAGAAACGCTATAGAAATATCTACCATTTACGAAGAATTATTAAGACAAGTAAGACAGATATTAATTGATAATGGTATTTACTCTACTATTAGAGAAATAAAGCCTAGGAATGGTAAAAAATAGGTTAATTTACAAATAAATGGAGAGTATGTTCATAAGTTATTGGATTATTACTCTTATGATGAACCTAATTCTAGTTACCCGATATTTTCGTATAAGTTTAAACAAATAGAGTATAAATATACTAAATCTGTATGCCTACAGGACAGTAGAGGTTTCTGGGTGCCAATTAAGCTATTAGAAAGTAAAGAAACTACTGATACTGTGTATAATATAGAAGTACAAGATGACCACACTTACGTTGCAAACGGTATAGTTACCCACAACTGTATGGCTCTAATTCAAGTAATGATTTATAGAGAACAACTCTATAATGTCAAAGTAAAAGAAATAAAAAAGGAGAATAGAAATAGGGTATTATTTGAAGGCCCTATATTTACTCAACAGTGGTTTCGTGACGACGAAATGGCTGATAATATAGAAGCATATATGTTTTAATTATGAGAAATATTAATCAATTTCCCTTATAGAGACTGCCTATGTCTAAAAAGACTCAAGACTGGAAAGAAGCCTGTGTAGATTATATAGCTGGGCACAGTCAAGGTAGTTCTAGAGATAGTAATAATAGAAGCCGTAAAGAGGAAATGTAGACTTACTATGATCTATACAATAGTATATATAGTGAAAAAGATCTTAAGTATGTTACTAATCCATTCAAACAATAGGATGGATTTCCAGCTATGGCTCAAGACTATAATATAATAAAGCCAAAGATTGATTTACTTTTAGGAGAAGAAACTAAAAGACCGTTTAACTTCAGAGTAGTACATACTAGTGATATAGCTACTAGTGAAATATAGGACAAAGCTAAACAAATGATTATTGACTATATTCAAGCAACAATTATGAGTAAACTAGGACCTGAAGAACAAGCTAGATATCAAGAAGCATTACAGTCTGGAGAAATAATGACTCCAGAATAGATACAAAAGTATCTCAGTAAAGACTATAAAGACATTGCGGAAATAACTGCATATCACAGTCTTAATTATTTAAAGAATAAGTTAAATATTACTCATGAATTCTTTAAAGGATGGAAAGATGCGCTAATAGGAGGAGAAGAAATATACTATGTTGGTATAGTAAATGGGGAACCATGTTTGCAGCGTATCAATCCAATATACTTTGACTATGATTCAGATACTTCTGACTTAGAGTTTATACATGAAGCCCAATGGTGCTGTTATGAGATGATTATGTCTCTTACTGAAGTATATGATAGGTTATATGATAAAATGTCAGAAAAACAACTAAATGAGTTGCTAGACATGATGGATGATCGCTCTAAAGGTGGTGTAACTCCAGAAGTAAGAAAGACATCTTTAGACTATCCTCATATTAAAACTCACAGTATAAATGGCTTTAGTTCTAATCCTTTTGAAGAAGCTGATAATATACACGTATGGCATTGCTGTTGGAAATCTTTAAAGAAGATTGGTTTTGTCAATATAATCAATCCTGAAACAGGTATGCCAGAAGAGTATCAAGTAGATGAAACCTATAAAGAAACAGGTAACGAACTTGATGTTGAATGGAAATGGATTATCGAAGTATGGGAAGGATATAGAATAGGGCAAGATCTATATGTTGGTATATAGCCTGTTGAGTATCAGCATATATCTGCTGATAATCCAAATGCTCAAAGATTGCCATATACTGGAGTAATATACAACAATACTAACAGTAGACCACGTAGTCTTGTTAGTATGATGAAGCCACTACAATATATGTATATTGTACTATGGTATCGTCTTGAATTAGCTATGGCTAGAGATAAGGGTAAAGTAGTTACTATGGACATTACTTAGATACCTAAGTCTATGAATATAGATGTAGCTAAGTGGATGCATTATTTATCAGCCCTTGGAGTTAACTTTGTAAATCCTTATGAAGAAGGTTGGGATATTCCAGGTAGAGAAGGTGGTAAGCCTAGTCAGTTCAATTAGATATCAGCGCTTGATCTTACTATGGCTAATACTATAGACTAGTATATTAATCTAATGGATAAGATAGAATCTATGTTATCTGAAATATCCGGAGTAAGTAAACAAAGAGAAGGTTCTATTTCATCTAATGAATTAGTAGGTAATGTAGAAAGATCTGTAGTATAGTCAGCTCATATTACTGAACCTTGGTTTTGGGTTCACAATTAGGTAAAAAAAGAGTGTTTAACTATGCTATTAGATACAGCTAAACATGCTTGGAAAGACAATAAGACCAGTATACAGTATGTATTAGATGACGCTACTAGAGCATTTTTAACTTTATCGGATGATTTCTTCTATGAAGATATGGATATATTTGTAGAAGATACTACTAAGAATCAATAGCAGATAGAAGCTCTTAAGAACTTGATGCAACCTGCTATGCAAAATGGAGCTAGTTTACTTGATATAGCTGAGATTATTACTATGGATAATGTCACTATGATTAGAAGTAAATTAGAAGAAATAGAGCAAAAGAGAATGGAACAGCAACAAGCTATGGAACAAGCTCAAGCAGAACGTGAACAGCAAATGGCTCAAATTCAGAATGAAATTAAAGAAGAAGAGCTTATGCTTAAGGAAGCTGAAATGGATCTTAAGAAATATGAGATTGATTCTAATAATGCTACTAAGATAACTGTTGCTCAATTAAATGCTTATAGAGGTGCTGAGAATATGGATCAAGATGGATCGGGAGTACCTGATGTAATTGAAATAGGTAAGCAAGCTATTGAACAACAAAAGGTAAATTCTGATATTGCTTCTAAACAATTTGAGTTCAATAATAAGAAGCGTGAAATGGAAATGAAACGTGAAATTGAGAATAAGAAGATTGAACTTGAAAAGCAGAAAATGAAGCAAGAAATGGAATTACAGAAGTAGAAAGATAAAGAAGCTTACAAGAGAGAGCAATTGAAGGCAAAGACAGCTAGAGCAAACAAAGTAGTAGGAGAGAGGTAATATGAAGATAATTAAGAATAAATTCATACCGTTTAAAGGTTATAAATTAATGAATTTCTTTGGTATTATATTTCAGAGAAATGATGCTATTGTAACAGCGGATGAATACAACCATGAAAAGATACATCTAAAACAGATGTAGGAAATGCTTTGGATTCCTTTTTACTTATGGTATGGTATAGAATACCTATGTATAATGTTGTCCTGTAAATGGAATAAACAAAGCGATAAATATCATGACGTTAGCTTTGAAGAGGAAGCTCACAATAATGATAAAAACTTAAACTATTGTAAAGAGCGCAAGCACTATTCATGGTTTAAATATGTAAAAATAGGTAGTTATAAAAATAAAAAATAAGGAGGAATAAATTATGGCATGCGGAAAAGGCGGAAAGAAATCCGGTGGTAAAAAAGGTAAAGGTGGTAAATAATAAGTAATAATGGATAAACAAGCATTTAAATAGAGAATGCAAAACCTAAAGTCTTACCGGGAAAACAATCCCGGTAAAGGCTATTGGGATTGGAAAATACAAGCTTATCAGAATGGTGGCAGACATGCTTTAGGTGTTGGTTAGGTATTTGCCTCACTTGCTGATATGTTATTCAATAAGGAAAGAAGAACACCAGCTATAGCAGCTGCTGCATATCATACTATACATCAAACCTAGAATGATCTAGCGTTAGCTCCAGTTGAAGCACCACTTATAGAACCTATAATAGATGCGGTGAAGAGTGCAGACGAAACTCCATATGATCCAGGAGAAGTATTCTTATTATCTCCTGAAAATCAAAAGAAGCAGATAACAAAGAATCCTAATTACAGAGTAGTGGATACTAACAGTGAGGAAGATCCTTATGGAATTGTAAGAAGAGCTGCTAACTATCACAAAGAAATTCATGGAGAAGTACCTGTGTATGATTATATAGCTGATTCTGATACAACTATTAAAAGAAGTAATTTAATGCCAGTAGGAACATTACCTATGGGCGATTATACTCCAGAATTACCTCATGCTGGTAGCTATAATTCTGTATTATATTACAATGCCGGCAATGATAAACTTTATCAAAGAGCATACGATTTGAATGATTATGGTCCTACTGATACTAAAGACAAAGGAGCTTCTAGTATGTATATTGGACCAGTAAGATGGTTATCAAGACAATTAGATAAAGCAGGTACTCCTTTTGTTCAGAGAACTGGTTTTGTACCTTTTGATGAAGAAAAATATTACAACTAGTTACCTGAGTCTGCAAGAAAGAAAGTAGGTGAATGGCGTAGGCTTAGAAATTCATACGAATATGGTGGAGAAGTAGATGAATTTCAACGTAAGACCAGAAGAGATATAATGCAAGAGTCTTTAGTAGATGGAAGACCTGATTACAACAAGATGTTCTAGAATCAAAATGAATATCAAAAAGACTTTGCAAATTATTGGTATACTGAAAGAGCTAAGAATCCAAAATATTCAGATTAGATAGGAGGGGATAAACTAAATAGTGTATTATCTAATGTAAACAAAGCTACATGGAAAACTCCTACTGAAGCTATGAGAGATAATATGGTAGGATAGGGTTATAATCCTACAGATGCTCAGATTAATCAATAGCTTAATATACTTAAGGAAAAAGGTACCAAGGGTTTTGCCAATCCAAAGGCTCACAGTTATACTTCATTAAGGCCTGCTAATACTTGGCATGAAGGTATTGGTCATATGGTAGGAGACAATGCTCCAGCTATACTTAATGCTGCTCCTAATGTACGCATCAGTAATCCTGATAGTTCATATGAAGATTATGTTAATTAGGCTAATGAGAAACACGCACAGACTTGGGACTTTAGAGGTAATAATTCAAATCTGAAAGACGATTAGGGTAATTACTATATAGATCCTAATAGACAGCTTACTCCTGAAGATATAAGTAATATGCGTAGTAAAGGAGCTAAGATACCTGAACAATGGGAGTCATTAGAAGATGCAGATATATCAGAACTTACTAATACATTTGCATATAATCTATCTTAGGATCCTATATACTATATGGCTAATGGTGGTGAAATAGGTGATCCAGATGATGAATTCGCTAAAGCTGTTAATACTAAGTTAGGTAGAACTCCAGATGGTAGACCATTGCAACAAGGACTTAAACCTGTATTTGATCTAGAAAATGCTGCTAATATAACCCCTATAGGAGATGCGTTATCTGCTAGAGATGTGTATAATGCTGTTACAGAAAAAGATTGGACTGGAGCTGGTTTAGCTGCATTGGGAATATTACCATTTATACCAAGTGGATTACGTCAGTTAAAACCAACTGCAAGATATATACCATCAGTTAGTAGAAGTAGAGAATAGGATCTGCTTAATGCTGCATTTGACAACATCAAATAGAAAAGAGAGTATTTATCTGATGTAGCTAATGAACGTAATAGAGTACTCGAAAGTGTAAACGATTATGCTCATAGAGTTAGAGCTGAAAAAGCAGATCAAATGTTTGGAACAAATTATAGTGATACTTATAAGCTTTTATCTGATTTGTACGAACATAAGTTCTTCAGTTTGCCAGAAGTATAGGGGATAGATATGAAAGAAATTGGTAAAATGCAGGCTAAGGATTAGGCTAATAAAAACTTTATTAAAACAGGTATAGGTGCTGGACCAGAAGATTTTGATTTTCTTGTAAATCCATACAGACCTATGGCAGCAGATGAACTAGCTAGACATGAATTAAATCATTATACAGATTTCATAATTAGTAGAAAAGGATGATTATTTTAAGTTGGGTACAGAATAGAAAGCTTACATGAATTAGTTAAGAACAAGAATGTATAATGATAAAGCTATTAGTAGTTTAGAAGAACCTGTATCTACTGCTTTAATTAAGAAATATATGGATTCTTTAGGTGATAAAGATTCTATTAAAAGAGCTTATAAACAACATAAGAGCTTATCTGCATATACTAAATGGTTTAATTCTATACCTTTGTTAGGTATAGGAGCAATTGGAGTAAATAAATATTTCAATAATGGAATTGAACAAGAAAAATAAATTCGCTGAGAATGTAAAAAATAAAATCTTGAATTTACAAGAAGTAATTGAAAAAGGCAAACGCTGGAAATAGTTTATGGAAGACTATGTATCTATGAAATATGGATACATTGATCCTAATCCGGATTTATATTACACTACAGAATAGTTTGCTATTTTAGATAAGTGGGAGTAGAATTCTTATTTTACTAATGACGAAAAGGATTTTATTATAAACTATTTAATAGATTGTTTGGTAGAAAATCAGCCATTTGATTGTTCTAGTCTAGGACCTAATAAATACTTAAATGAATGATCTAATAGACTATACAGGCATTATGCCGGTTTATCCCATACCTTCATATAAGTATGGTGGTATTCATATTAAGAAAAAGAATAGAGGTAAGTTCAATGAGTTGAAACGTAGAACTGGTAAATCAACTGAAGAACTTACGCATAGTAAAAATCCTTTGACGCGTAAGCGTGCTATATTTGCTTAGAATGCTAAGAAATGGAAACACAAAGGTAGAAAAAAGAAATAACAATAATCTAATTATATATAATTATGGATAGTAATACATTGAACGGTTTTGAAGTATTTGAAGACTTCATGATGCCAGGTAGTAATGTAAATAATAATCGTATGCCTGGTAATGAAAATGAATTTGAGGGGGCATCGGAAGAATTGACTGATGAGAAATTGGAAGAACTACGTAAAGGTAATAAAGGCAATAAAGAAGAAGAGGAAGACGTAGATGATCCAAAGAACAAACCTTCTAAGAAAAGTAAACCAGAGGATAACGAAGAAGAGGAGGAAGAAGAGGAAGATAACGAACCTAATAATGACCCAAATAATGATATTGATAATAATCAAGGAGAAGATATTGAAAGTAATGCAGTAACTAGTTTCTTTGAAGCATTATCAGATAAAATGGGTTGGGAATTAGATGAAGATGAAGAAATCCCTCAAACTCCAGAAGAACTAGTTGAATATTTCAAAGATGTTATTGAGGAAAATTCAGTACCTCAGTATGCTAGTGAAGAAGTAGAAGCATTGGATAACTTTGTAAAGAATGGCGGTAACCTCAGAGATTATTTCCAGATTGATGGAGACTTAGACTTAGAAGAGATTAATATAGAAGATAGTGAGGTAAATCAAAAACTGGTTATCAAAGAATTCTTGAAAGAAAAAGGCTTCAATGCTAAACAAATTGAAAAGAAATTGACTAAATACGAAGAAGCTGGTTTACTCGAGGATGAGGCTACGGACGCATTAGAAGCCCTTAGAGACATTAAGGAGCAAAAGAAACAAGAGCTATTAGAAGCGCAAGAAAAGAGTGCTAGCGAGCTTAAAAAGCGTCAACAGGAGTATTTTAACTCCGTTGTGACTGAAATAAAGGGCATGGATAATATTCGTGGAATTAAAATACCTCAGAAAGATAAATAGGCATTATTGGAATATATATTCAAACCCACAGCTGATGGAAAGACTCAGTATCAGAAAGACTATTCCAAAAGCGTGAAGAACTTACTTGAGTCCGCCTACTTTACTATGAAGGGTGACACCCTATTAAAAGCAGCTAAGAGTGAAGGCTCTAATGCAGCTATTAATAAGTTCAAGAATAGTTTGAATAGAACTGGAGTAAGTAGAAAGACTAAAAGACAGGATAACACTAGCACTGAGTCTATGTGGGATTCTTTTGCACGACAATTACGTGTAGATTAAATAACAAATAAATTATAATTTACTAATATTTTATGGATAATAATATTCTGAATAATTTGGTTTTGTACAAAGGCAAACGTTTCTCAGACTTGATTGATACCAATAAAATCTCTGCTGCTTCTCAGTAGAATCCGTATCAAGTTGCTACAGTGTTGTCTTATGTATTCGGAACTAAAGATAATGGTTACAATACTTCCCTCGACATGCTGACTGGCGGTCTTGGTAATGTAATGACTATTGATCAACCGAGCTGGGAGTGGAATGTAATGATTGATGCAGATAGAGCTATTACCATTAGAGATGCTAAATGGAATGGTGCTGCTATCACTGATACTACTACTGCAGGTTTGGGTAATACTCCTATCTATCTGTGGTTGGAAGAAAATTGGTTCGGTCCTACTGCTGTATTGGAATTGGACAATAAGGAATATCAACTGCGTGTTGCTGGTGCACCTTATCAAGATGGTAATCTTTGGGTATATACTTGCTTCATTGCTGATGGTAATCCTACTTCTTATGTTCCTGCACAGTATCTGAAAGCCGGTAGCCAAGTTAATCGTCTTGCTTCTGCTGTTGAGGAGTACAGTGAAGAAGGTGATATCCTGAACTATAGTACTCACTTTAAGATGCGTAACTACCTTACTACTATCCGTATTAACTACGATATCACAGGTTCTGCGTATTCTACAGTAATGGCTATTGCTCTGCAAGATCCTAAAACTGGTAAGAAATCTTATTTGTGGGCTGACTATCAGGAATGGGTTGCTCTTCGTGAATGGTATAAGAGATGTGAACGTATGTTGGTTTACATGAAATCTAATGTAAACAAAGATGGTTCTTGTAATCTGAAGGGTACTAATGGTCGTCCGGTATTCATTGGTGCTGGTCTGTTGGAACAGATTGCTCCGTCTAACAAGCGTTACTATACTCATTTAAGTGCTGAACTGTTGGAAGACTTCTTGTTTGACCTGTCCTATAATGTACTTGGTACTAACGAACGTAAATTCGTTGCTTTGACTGGTGAAATGGGTATGCGCGAATTTGACCGTATCTTGAAGGAAAAGGTAGCCACTATGAACTTGATGGATACAGTATTTGTAACTGGTTCTGGTGATAGCCTGAAGTTCGGTGGTCAGTTCAAGACTTACCAAATGACTAATGGTATTGAGCTTACTTTGAAATATTTCCCGTTGTACGATGATCCTGTTTATAATCGTCAGTTACATCCTGTAACTCTGAAACCGCTGGAATCATATCGTATGACATTCCTTGATCTGGGTAGACGTGATGGTGAAGCTAACATTGTTAAGGTAGTACGTAAGGATCGTGAATTCGTTACTTGGTACACTGGTGGTGCTGTAGCTCCGTCTGGTTACGCTAACTCTAAGAATACTCTGAGATCTAATGGTAAGGACGGTTATACCGTATTCTTCCTTGGTGAAATGGGTATCATGTTGCGTGATCCTCGTGCTTGCGGTGAGCTGATCATGGAAGCTGAAGACTAATTAATGTTTTCATAATTTAGGGGGCTTAGGCCCCCTTTCCTACTAACTTGATAAATCTAATATTATTATTATGGAAGTAATCGTTAGAATCTTAAAAATAAATCCTTGGAGCGGGATTACAAAATGGTCTACTTGTTATGACTATATTGCTTCTTACTGGACTAGATCTGGTAACTTATATACAGGTCTTACTGCTTAGGATGCAGAAAGATTAGAGAAAGAAATTGGTTATCCTAGTGGGCATCTTTCACCCGCAAGTTCATTCTGGGATACGTTTGCTGTTAAATTGGGAAAGAATGATCTTATTCTAAATACAGATAAACCAGAAGATGAACTTAAATATTTATTCTTGAAAAAACATAAGAGAGTAGCTGATGGATTAAATAATGTAACACCTTCTACTGATTATGTTATTATTAACAAGGATAGTGAAGCTAAAGAAGCTAATAAGCTCAACAAGATTAAACGTGAAGCATATAGAGAAATGGATAAGATGTCTATTGAGGATATGCGTAAGTGTCTTAGACTTTATGGTATCAAATCTGATACATTGTCTAATGAAATGGTTGAAGCTAAGCTTTCTGAACAGATTGAAAGTGCTCCGGATAAGTTTATAACAAGATGGGTAGAAAACCCAAATAGAGAAATGAACTTCATAATTGAAACAGCTATCTCTAAGAATATCATACGTAGAAATAGAAGTCAATACTATTTTGGTACAGATATGATTGGTAATGGCTTGGAAGATGTAATAGCTTATCTGAATGATAAGAAGAATCAAGACATCAAATTAGCAATTATGAATGAAATCAAATCTAAATAATGAAAATATCTGATTTACATAAGGCATTTAAAGTTCTCATGGATAAGAATTCAGAGGCAGTCGCTTTCGGTGGCTGCCCTGCATTCCTTCCTGAAGAAATAGATTTATTTCTTAATTAGGCTTATATAGAAGTAATATGTAATAAGTACACCGGTAACAATACTATGAAAGTAGGGTTCGAAGGTGCTGTTAAACGTATTGCTGATTTATAGAAGTTAATTAAGACAGATACTGCACAACCTTTAGTATATCCATACTCTAGCTCTAATGTGCTTACTTTATCTAATTTCTTTAAAGACAATCAAGAACTTAAGAGAATGTTCTATGTAGATTGTGTATTACACTTCAATGATGAAGTTGCTATATGTACACTTATAGATCATGAAAAGGCCAAAGGATTCTTATAGACATATAATAATACGCCTTGGATAGAAACCCCTGTAGCAGTATTAGAAGATAATACACTGAAGATATATATAGATCCTATACGTATGTCTGCTGATACTTACACTGCTGATATTACTTATATTAAGTATCCTCAGAACATAAGCTATACAGACTACAATAAGGATATCACTGAGGTTCCTGATTACATATTAAATGAAGTAATTGATAGAGCTGTAGAAATAGCATTAGAGACTATAGAATCTCAGAGAACACAGACTAAAGTACAACTTGATAGCTTGAATGAATAATGAGTCCACGTGAAATGCAAATAGAGGTAGAAAGAAGACTATAGCTAATTAGTCCTACATTGGCTATTGATAACAAACTACCATCTGATACTATATTATCATTTATTAATGAGGCTGTCGATAAGTTCTGGAAGACTAGATATTCAGGTATCAATTTCAAACAAAGAGGCTTCGAGTAGGACTAGAAACGTACTGATGATTTACGTACTTTGGTTACAAAGCACACTTATAAAGATATTGGCATTACTAAGGTTAATCAAGAAACCTATACAGTTACCTTACCTGACGATTATGTAATACTATTGGGTGATACAGCAGGTATAGCTCCTGCAGATGGTATTACTAATGATTGCTGGGAGAAAGACTCGGAAGATAACTATAAAGTTAAGTATAGTGATACTATAGAAGGTACTATTGAAACTGTAGACAGAATCAAAGAAAATTCATTATCAGAGTATCATCTAAAGTACACTAAAGCTAAACCTATTAAACTCATGTAGGATAATACTATTACTTTATATACTGATGGACAATATAAAGTAGCTGAGTATACTATTGAGTATTTAAAGAGACCTAGTAAAGTAACATTAGTAGGTACACCTACAGATGAATACACAGACCTTCCTGCTCATACTCATATGGAAATTGTAAAGATGGCTGTGCAACTTATATTAGGTACTTTACCAAACTATAATGTTTATTCCAACGAAGTAAATACAATGGAATAACATAACAAGAAAGCGCTTACCAACGTGGAAATCTGAAATAAGGAAAGTAGAAAGTAAGCGGATTTAGACTAAGCGCTTAATATGTCTAATTTTAAAATTTAATTTATATGATCCAAAGTGTTCATACCGTATTGATCGGTAAGAAATGTCCTGCATCTTACACTACTGTAGATGCTCTGGCTGCTGGTGATGTAGCTTTATTTGACCAAAATAAATCTTTGATCACTACTGCTGCTAAAGCTGCTGAAGCTTCTTCTTTGTATGTAGGTGTTGCTGGCGAAAAAGTAAATGTTACAATGCCTGATGGTAGTGTAGCTCAGAAAGCTAACATTGAGTTCTCTAATGAAATTCAGAAAGCTTCTAAACCGTCTGCAGTAATTGGTAAACATGTTGAACCGGTTGAAGAAAAGATTACTATTACTTTAACTGATGCTACTATTGTAGCTGGTCACCGTTATGTACTTCGTATTTATTATAAAGATATCTACGAAGCTGTTTGGCAATTTACTCATACCTATGAAGTATATGCTGAAACTGCAACCGCTTCTGATTTAGCTTCTGCTATCGTAAAGAAAATTAATGCTCACAAGAATCGTCGTGTACAGGCTTCTGCTAGTGCTGCAGTTATTACTTTGACTGCAATGGCTAAAGATGATAACGAAGGTGTTGATTCACTGAATGAATACAGCGTTGTATCTATGGAAGCTTCACTGTATGAAACTGTTCCTGGTGCTCTGTTGGCTAATCAACCGAAGGCTGTTCCGGGTGCTGTTATTGCTAAGACAGCAGGTAATCCTGGTAAAGGCTACTGGAAACAAGTTCGTGACGAGGAAGTTCGTAACATGGGTTATAAAGGTCACGTATTTACTGGCGCTTATCCTATTGTTGAACAGGCTCGTAAAGTAGTTGAAGGTACGCAGTATGACTATGCAACCATTGAAAATGACAACTTGTATCTGAGCAATGATAACCAATACATCAAGACTACTCCGCTTACTACGGAAGTTTATTGTCCTAATATGGTTGGTTCTATCGTTGATAAAGGTATCCAGTCATTTATCAAAGGTGGAACTGTAGCATAATAAATAATATTTCAGTGTGCTGACAAAGGGCTATGGGGCTAAATAGCCCTGTAGCCTTTTTTTATTTAAAAGTATTAATATGAAGATAACTGGTATAACAATAGTAAAACACAACATAGTAGTAGAATTAGATACAAAGATACCTGATTCAGTAGATTCTAATTTGTATTTATACATAGACACACTGAATAACTATTCTAACAGGAGTTCAGTAAATCCTGATAAACATTCATATAAATTGTTAGTATTAGGTACAGACTATCGTTCTGATGTAAAAATAGACGAATAGAGATTATCCATAGTAATAGATTCTACTAAACTTGAAGATTTCTGTATGAGTGCTTTTATAGCTACAATTGACAATTCAAGTTAGTTCTATTTTAATCAGGCTGATATATACTATAAAGAAGTTGAGTTATTGTGTAAGAATTGTAGTACTTGTTTGGATGATCAATAGATGGATAGAATGGTTCTATTCATATTGAAACAAGATCTATTAAGTTACGCCATTAATAATAATCTTATAGATGATGCAGTGCAGTATTATACAGATTTAGCTAGAATGTTAAATATATGTTTAGATACTAATACTACTTACTACAATAATCACGATTGCTTTGCTTGTAATAAAACTTGTAGAAATGGAGTTTGTTCATTATGCTAATAGATGATATATATAGAATAGGTAAAGAGTACAACTTAAAAGTTAAGTATAACTCAAATCAAGGTATACCGTGTATACGTAAATGGATATGCGCTAATCATATTGCTCGTCTATTAGAAAGTGATTTAAAACTTACAGATGAATAGATTGATTGTCTTAGAGCATTGATAAGCAAGCTAGTACATCCTTTGGATGAAATGTGGAAAGATACTTCTGAAACTGACGATAAAGCTATATTGTTAGAATAGAGTTTAGGAGTAGACTTAGGGATAAAGACATTCTATGATGAACTTTTAATTTGTGAAAAATGACTCCATTGGAAGAACAAGTACAGAAAAATACTACGTCTATTAAGACTATATCAGATAGTTTAATAGAGTATGCTAAAGATACAGATTTAGATAAGTCTAATGATAATATATCTGCCAATACTGCTGATATAGAATAGTTACGTAGTAAATTAGTTGATCTATAGACTTAGATTAATTTATAGAACCGTATTGAGTAGATGAAAGATACTAATATAGTAGATGCTGCTAAATTAGACTTACTTCAGTACGATGGTAAAAGATGGTCAAATATAGCTGCTAATAAAGTAGTAACTGGCTTACTTGGTAAATTAGTTGATTTACAAGATGTGACTATTAGTAACTTACGTAATGATAACGCATTAGCATGGGATAGTGAATTATAGAAGTGGACTAATAAGAATCTGAATACAGAGATATACGATGATGTATTCTTAAGCAAAATTAAGCCTGATTCTACTGCTTACGAAGTATGGTTTAAAGAATCAGCAATATTTGGCCAAGAAGGTTTTGCATCAGGTCTTACTGGTTTTGGTGGTAAGATTGATAAGTACGGTCATGCTGAGTTTGATAGTCTTACTTTACGTAGATTTCTCGAAGTACCTGAATTAAGATACAATCGTGTAGAAATTCAATTAGGAGATAAGTGGAATGCTCCTGGTGCAGGTGTAATAGAAAGTGTAGAACAAACAGATGAATACTCAGGTGTTATTACACTGAAACTAGAAGAAGGAGAATACGGGGCTGTATCAATGGGTGACTTATGTATGGGTATATATCATTCAGAGAAGACAGATGAAAATGCTGAGAATGATGAAGATGATGGTAGAGGTAATAGAAAGTTTGCAGGTTTCTATACTGTATACTTTGAAGTTACTAATATACTAGATGCTCAAAATAAGAAATTTGGTTATAAACTTAGACCAGTAGACGAATACTGGAATATGGTATTTCATCCCTGTGCTCAAATGAACTTTGTAGCATACGGTAATAAAACTAATGTAGACCGTCAGACATCTTGCTACTCAACTCGTACTTATACTCGTTACTTAGTAAAACAAAATACTTGGGATTAGAAAGCTACCAATATAGCTATGTAGTTTGGTGATTTAAGTAACCTTAATATCTTTGGATATGAAATGACTGGTTATTCTGCATACCTTAATTCTGTATACTTTACTGGTAAGATTACTCAAGTAAAACCAAATGGAGAAGAAATAAAGTATGCTAACGATAGAGGGCCTTGGGAACCAGATACTCATTATGACTATTATGATAGAGTAAGCGTATTAGGTTACTTATGGTTATGCGTTAATCCTAATGGTTCTGATACTAAACCTAGTGAAGATAATCCTGATTGGTTAATGCAGGTATCTAAGGGTGATCCAGGAGCTGGTATGATAGTACGTAGATCTGAATGGAAACCTGGAGTAGAATATAGAAATGATTAGGATGTACCACAATCTGTATCAGAACTAAGATACTTAGACATAGTATTAGTTAAAGATTTAGCTACTACTACTGGATATAAAGTATATAAGTGTATTTATACAAAAGCACCTCACATATCTACTAATGATAATGCTCCTGGTACAGATGGTGGAGTTGAATATTGGGAAGAACTAGCATAGAATGTAGGTAGTATTTATACTGATTTGATTATAGCTAAAAATGCTAAATTAGACTTTATTACTGGTAACTCATTAAGAGTTGGTTATTAGGTTGATAATACATCTAATGGATTTAGAGTGGTAGCTGGTATTACTGGAGAAGGAGGTAGTGATTCTAATTCTATTCGCATATGGGCTGGTTCTGATGAAGAAAATAGAAGCAGTGCTCCATTTAGAGTAACTCAATCAGGAGCCTTGTATTCCACTAAGGGTCAAATAGGAGGTTTTAATATAGGTAGTACTTATTTAGAAAATAAAGATTCTAGTACAGGAGATGGCTTATACTTAGATAGAAATTCTATTCTATTTAAAAAAGAAGGTAATATGTTTGCTGTAGGTCATATATCTACACTAGGAACTAATAGATTAGGTATTATAACAAAAACTAATTCTAGTATTGACCGTAAACTACCAAACTTTGGTCTTGTTTTTGATGTACACGGAAGTGATATATCTAATATAGCTATAGGTGGTAATGGAGATGTTGTTATGGATGGTTTAGTACAAGGATTTGATTACGATGTCAAAAGTTATACAGCCAATAACACTATATATGAAATAAACTTCGATAGTGAAGTAGTCATATTAAGAACAGCTGGTACTACAGGTTCATTTGTCAACTTACCATCTAAACGTAATGTAACTAGTAGATTAGGTATAACTGAAGGATCAGCATTCTGTGCTGAAATCACTTTTGTAGCAGATATAGGTATTACTGAAACTAGAGTATATGGAAGACATGGAAAAGCTACTGATTTTGGAAGTACAGAATTTCCATAGCTATATAATTCAAATGGAAACAAAATAGATTATGTTACTATGAATCAAGGAGATGTTGTTACAATACTTATAATTCACGAACCTTTTACTTTGACTGAAAGAAAATATTATGCTATGTTAAAAAGTTTTAAATTTAATTAATATGAAAATAAACTTTGCACAACTAGAAACATACACAGACATTCAAAAGACAAACAAGATCTGTTTGGATGCTAGACAACAATTAGGTGAATTGATTTACGAAGCAGGTAGTGGTATTAAAGCTCACGCATTAGCTTTAAAGATTTATAATTCTGAAGGGGAAACAGAATATACAGAAGAAGAAATACAAACTCTTATGCAGTTTGTAAATCAGTACTGTAAACCTGCAATTATAGATGCTATTAATGCATTAAAAACAGAATAAGTAATATGATTACAAAAGGAATTAGGATAAGTCAGTTAGTCGAAAGGAAAGATCTCAATGGTAAAGAAATAATTCCTTTTCAAGATGGCATTCATAATGGTAAGTTAAGTATATAGTCCTTAATAGATTATATAGTGGATATATCTGATAGTGATTTAGAACTACAGGCTTTGATAAAAATATAGAAGTTTGTAGACACAGTATCAGAAATGGACTTACTGTTATATCAAGCTAAAGAAGGAGATATTTACTACTGCAAAGAAAATAAGAAACTGTATGTTAGAAGCTTTAACAAGTGGGACATGTTAGACCCACTTACATCTAAAGTATATGTTCTAGTAGGTTTAGATGAATATAACCGTACTAATATCATACATCTCTGGGATGGTAATGATATGGTAGTTATGTCAGAAAGACTATTTATTGGAGAAGTAACTGGTACTGCGTATGATGGTGGTAAAGGTAAGCATTTAGCTGATATAGCTAATAGTTTACCTGATAACGTCATTAGAGAAGTTGCAGACTTTACTACAGATGGTTCAACTGTTACTTTCAACTATGAGTATGACGTTAAACAGGAATCAGGTTTGTTTGATGGTGATGCTCAAGGTAGTAAAACTATTCCATCAGCTACTACTAGTAATGCAGGCGTTATGTCTGCTACAGATAAAGTAAAAGTAGATAAGATAGTTACTGACGGAGATGGTAATAAGTATTTAACTGATAATGGTAATTATCAGGAATTAATAGAAGATACTACAGAAACTATAAAGACTACCGATGCTATACCGGTTGCAGGTGGTCCGTTAGCTGACTTACTTAACAAAGCTGGTATAAACAGTATTAGTCCTGATACAAGCATGTAGGATTTATTTGTATCTTTATTTACTAAAGAATTATGGCCTACTAATCTTGCATTCAAAGAAGGTACGGTTAGTGCAGCTATTACAGCTCCTTCATTCACATTAAGTAGTACAAACTTAGTAGAAGTAGGTGCTACTGTTACTATTGGAAAGACTACTCTATCTGTTGCTACTATGTCTACTACAGCTAGAACATACAGTGGATTTACTTATGGTTATAGTTCTACTAATGATAATACTAAGGATTCTTCTAATACTACTATAACAGTTAATGCTAGTAACGCTGCTCTAAATTCAGTTAATTATACTATGAAGCGTACTACTAATGGTAGTGTAGAGAATGCTACTGCTAATACTAATCCTGCTTAGGTTACTTTAGATAGCAAGACATTTAAAGCTATTGAAGGTACTAATACAGTAAAAGTAGATATAACTGGGCCTACAGCTAATGCTACATTTGCTTCTATGCCTGTATATTATGCATGTAGTAACTTAGGTAAGACTAGTGAAGAACATAAATCAGTAGCTAAAGATACTATTACTAAGACTAGCTCAACTCCTTCTAATTCCAAAACATTGAATGTTACAGGAGTATATCCTTACTATACTAATAAGGATAATATTACAACATTTGCCAAATTAGGACTGACTACTAATAAAACATTAGATGTTACATTTGTAGCTGAAACAGCAAGCAATAAACACGCATTTAAGATACCAGCTAAGTTCAATGTAACTAAGATTACGCTGTTGAATACACTTAGTGGTAAGTATGAAGACTATAGTGTTAGTAGATTCTCTGTTACTACTGAAACTATAAATGTACAAGGCACTGATGTACAATATAAAATATATACTCGTAATGATGGAACTAACGGTTCATCTTCATTTAAAATAACATTTGTTTAATTATGAGAGATAGAGGAACGTTTAATTTTAGTGGTAATCTTGAAGTAAAGAAAGATGCCCCTCTCGAAGCTAGATCGTTAGTTAATTCATATGCAGATCTAGTAAAACCAGAGACCTGGACAGATGAATAGGGAGGTATATGGAAATATGACTGTATGTTAGTTTCCTGTAAAGATAGACCTGGTAAAGTATATCAATTATCACCTGGCGCTGACTATACTAAAGAAAGTAGTTGGATACTTATAGGAGATACGTCTGAACTTAATAGTAAAGTACAATAGTTTATAAACAGCAAAGGTGCTCCAAATGGTTTGGCTTCTTTGAATGAAAGTGGTATTATTCCATCTGCTCAATTACCGTCTTATGTAGATGATGTAATAGAAGTTGATACATTTAGTAATCTACCTGGTACTGGCGAATCTGGTAAGATATATATAGTACAAGATACTAATTTAACTTATAGATGGTCAGGTACAGACTATGTAGAAATATCTAAATCATTGGCATTAGGTGAAACTAGTTCTACTGCATATTCTGGAGATAAGGGTAAAGCTACTACAGATAAATTGAATAGAATACCCGATAAACTAATTACTGATACAGTAAATGTAAATCAATCTACTACTGAAGCAGTTTTAAATTTTACTACTTATAGACAAGAAGCATAGCAAGTAGGTAGAAATACTCTTGCTATTACTTCAGCTACTATATCTCAAGCAGGTTTAATGTCATCATCAGATAAAACTAAACTGGATGGATTAAAAGATCAAGCTGGTATTACTTCTGATATTGATGCTGTATAGACTAATTTAGAAACACATATTAATAATAAGTCTAATCCTCATGAAGTTACTAAAGATCAAGTAGGATTAGGCAACGTAGATAATACTTCTGATGCTAATAAGCCTATATCTAATGCTACACAAACTGCTCTTAATGGTAAATTTAGTGCTACAGATGGTAATGCTTTAAAGTAGAGAGTAGATAATATACCTGAATTGGTAGCTACCGATATTACTGTCGATAGTGATAACGATAGTGTAAATATATCTTTAGATAAGACGTCTATTGTAGACGGAACATTATCAGGAACAACTATAAACATTAATTCTGCAACAGCTAGTAAAGCTGGTATACTTGTACCTACTGATAAAAGCAAAATAGATAAGATTATTACCAATGGTAATGGTACTAAATACTTATCTGACAACGGTACTTATAAAGAAGTACAAGGAGGCAGTGCAGACATTGAGTCTTTGAAATAGTATGTTAACGACAGCATTTCAAGCGCTCGTAGTGTTGGCTACATGATGCAACTTACAGAGATTGACGCCTCCGGGTTGGATGAAAATACGTGGTATCCGGTTACGATTGCTGCTGGAGAAAGAATGAACATACGAGTAGAAGTACTAGTAGCATTAGATAGTGGTACAAAACCGTCATGGTCTACACATGAACGTGGATTTAGTGTTCGCAAAATTTGGGAATTTGCTCCGAATGCTTGGGGCGTTAATCGTGATAGCAATATTACTATATACTTATCAGATTTCATTTATGCAGATATAGACCCTGTGAGGGGTTTAGGTAATTTGAGCCACTTTGATACATGCTATGTTTTTGTACGAGGTGGCGGTAAATATCACTTTTATGCTTCTCATGGAGCAAGAGTTATTCTTCATACTGACACATATGCGCCAGGTTCGGGTAGCCAAAGCATTAGTCCAACTACTGAAATTCCCGACCTTATACGAGAAATAGACTATTCTAATTATGGTAAAGTAATTGATGTCCCGAATGGTTCATATTTAATTCTGGATAAAAATGCAACTGGTGCAGAGGCAATAGAATTTATAAACAACATCTTTGGGTCAACAGATAGACTGAAAGAAGTAGTTATGGATATAATTGAACATCACTAGAAATATTTATTTCATAGTTACGCTTCAAATGTCAATTGCCTTGGAATTAGTAATGTATACGCATATTACGAATATACAAAAGAAGAATATAATTTCCAATATAACGTTGGTTATTATACTACTAATGGTCCTGTTTCCAAGCGCATGGCATTCAAACTAATGCCAAATAATGAAGATTGTGTTGCTATTTCAGAAGATTTACTTCCAGATTGGCATAGTATCAAAAATGTATTAAACGATGGTAATGAATTCAACTTTGCAGATGGAGAAGTAGGTGAACGGGTATGGTTAAATTATAGATCTCGTAGTGGTAACACTGTATCTGCTGGAAAACTATATATTGGTGACGGTCAAGCGACCGGAGGTTTTGCAGAAGTGCATGCATCTGGGTTCTTTAAAGAATCTGACGTTAGATTAAAATCTAATATAGCTCCATTAAATCATA